TTTTTTTCAAGCATAATATAACAATTGTTATATTTTTTATAGCCTTGTACTGCTTCATATTTAGATTTAATTTAATTAAAAGTTTGCTTTATTATTTTAATACTTGATTAAATCCTTTCAAGTATTTTAATCGATTCTTTAAGTATTTTAATGATATGTCATTTTTTACTTTTTTATTTTTGTTTAATATAGATTGTTTAAAAATCCAGATTTCAGATTCTGGATTCATTGTTGCTATGGCTGGGCTTGTTGCTATGGTCTGGCTGGATTCCAGATTCTGGATTCTGGAATTTTTTGTCATTTTTGATATTTTTTTGACATTCAATAAAATTTTATTATTGCTTTCCACTAGATCATCGAATCCGATTTTTAGTTTGCTTTCCAGATGCTGGAATTTTTTATCAAAATAGCTGAAAACAACAATTTTTTTGTTTTATTTTTTGCGAACTGTTTGTATATATACGAATTTTTTATATGCCATTTTCAAACAGGAATTTTTTTAAGAAAATATCAAAAATGTTTAAAAATATACGAACTGTTCGCACATATAAAAATAATTCGCACATATACGAACAGTTTGATTTTATACGAACAGTTCGCACATATACGAACAGTTTGATTTTATACGAACAGTTCGCACATATACGAACAGTTCGCACATATACGAACAGTTCGGCTGTTTGCGAACGATTCGATATGAAAGATATATTCACATCGGTTTATTCGGCTGTATACGAACAGTTCGCACATATACGAACAGTTCGCACTTTCGCGAACTGTCTGCCAAGCACTCGCTTCGCTCGTGCTTGCGACCAAGCCGACCTTCGCTGTCAGTCGTTTTAAGGCGATCGGTTGACCTTTTCGGCGAAAAAAATTTTTTTGTCAATCGTTTTAAGGTGTGGTCTGACATTTTTTTGAATTTTTTTATTTTTTCAGTAATGTATTTTTGCTACATTTTATATTGAAAAATTTTATTTTTTTTAATATTTTTATTTTTTAATATTTTTATAAAAAAAGTAATGTGTAAAAGTATATTTGTTTTTTATTATTTATTATTTTATTATATTATATATTATATATTATATAATAAATAAAAAAATAAAAAAATAATAATAATTAATATTATTTACTATATGTTTATTTCTTAATATAAGTACAATTTCCCAAGACTTCCAAGACTTCCAAGACTTCCAAGACTTCCAAGACTTTTTCAAAAAAGTAAAGACTTTTCTCACCTTATCTTTCTGTAAAACATAAAAGTCTTGAACATCATAATCGGTTATTTCATGTTATCCTTTCTCATTATCAAAAACAAGCAACTTTTCCCAAGACTTTTTCATGATTTATCCCTTGGTATCATTTGAAAATAAAAAAATAGGAACAGCATCATGGTATCATGAAGCCATTCCCTTTTTCAATTATCCAATATGTGATTTTTCGTATTTGTACATTTTTTCTCTTGGAACATACAATCCACATTGGGTGCAGATGTATTGATTCAATGTTCTTCTTCCGAACCTTCTGAATTTTCCCTTGCATTCGCATTCATAATCATCTAAATTTAATTCTTCCATTAAAAAATCCTCACTTGATGTATATGTAATCATGTTTTTTCGACATTTTCGATTAACCTTTTAATTAAATGAAAGATGTATTAAATTAAAAGTATACTTCATTGTTGAAGTATTATTTTAATCAATCTTTTCATTTAAATTATCATTGTTTTTCATCATTTTCCATATATAGACCTTTGATTTTAGGACAATCCCCACAAATACCCCCTTGATTTTTGGGTGGTGGTGGAAATACCCCCATATAAAAAGGGTGGTGGTGGATTATGTAATATCATGAAGGGGTGGTGGTACATACCCCCATGATTTTCAGACTATCCAATCCCAATATCATTATCAAAAGGGTAGTGGTCTAACTTATTGTCTGCTTTATCCTATATGACACCTTCACCTTGCAGTTTCTCACCTTCAATCTTCCAACATTGCCATTGGTGTTCTTTGCCCAGTCAAGAATGATATACATGTCATTAATCTGTTTCAGAGACCATGACCCATTCAGTTTGAAGGAATGTTTCTTGAAGGTCTTGTTACCAGCATTCACCTTGTCAGTCATCACATGCTTCTTGCCAAGATGAATGGTGCATTGGTTCTTGCTTTTTCCAATGCTTATACTATTATGGGTATTCAAGTTGTCATTCTTTGGATAGTTCGCATCTTCATAAGTTACTGTTACTCCATCTATTACAGCATCAGCAATATTGAGACTCGGACTTGAACATTTAAGTTTCCTTGGTCTCGGATATGTTCCACTACTTGAACTTATAGGATTTGAACTGCTTCCACAGACACACACCTTTTCTTTTCCACTCTCTAATGTATGCCATTTTCTATAAGGTTTGGCATCGCTGTTCTTGTCATAGCCACTATACTTGTTGAAGAATACTGTCTTGCTGTCCTTTGCATGAAGTTTGAATGTTCCATTCTTTTTCACACTATTTATATTGTTAGCCTTGTCTCCATTATATGTTATGACATATTTTATTGTCTTGTCCTTTGTAGTATTGGATACACCATTGGCTGTGTTCAGTCTGAACAAGTAGTAACCATCGCCATTTGGTTTGACATTCGATAATGTCTTGCTTCCAACTTTTATATTGCATGTTCCACTTTTAAGTCTCTGATTGCCAAGCATTACCTTGAAATACAGATAATCTCCATAATAATTATAATTGCTTGCAAGGCTTGCAGTTGGTGATTTGAATGTTGTCTGACTGCTTCCCATGTTATTGATTGTTATTCCAGATATTGTGATTGTCTGTCCAGAATACCATTGATTTTCCTTCGCTTCAATCACTATCTTGTTCATGGTTTTTGAATATGATAATAATTCAATATAGAAATCATCATCAACTTCTCCATAATCAAAACTTGACATTAATGCACCATTACTTCTATATATCTTGTAAGTTATCTTTATCGGATACCCTTCAATCAAATCATTATCACAGTTTATTATCATAGGCTCGTATGTTGAATTATTGACTTGATAATTCTTATCTTCCTTGTTAAGAGAGCATGTGATGTTCGGATTCATCTTTACTGCTGTAACATTCTGAATCATGCTTGCACTATTGTATTCTCCATGACCAGCATATCTGCATTCAAGTTTGAAATCTGTCAAATCATCAATCTGCCATGCAAGTCTTGCCACACCATCATCATTCGTATTTGTAGACCCTTGAAAAACATCATTGACATACCACTCTATTTCGGCATTAGGTAGTGGTGCATCATTAACCATCAATGTGCATTCCAATGTGCTGGATTTGAGCATTTCATATTGTGTAGTCAATGTCATTACTGGGGTGTATGTAGGATTGACTATCTGATTGATTGCATCGACAACAACTGACAAGTCATTGAAGTATGGTTCAAGTCTATTATATAATGCTTCCTTTTCCTTGTCAAGTTCATTATCGAATATTATCTCAATCATTATGTTTGATATGCTTAACTTGCAATTGCTCTTATTCCCATTGAAGTTAAGGTTTATGAAGAACTCATAATTCTGTATGGCATTATATATTGTCTCGCCATTCACACCATCACCAAACAATTCGCATTCTATGCTGTTGTTCTTTTTGACATTCTGATTGATTATTACTGGATATTCCTTGTCGAATATTATTCCAGTAATACTGCTCAATTTTGGAACACTTATTGTATTGGCGATTTTAGCATCAAACTTGACATTTATGCCCTTTATTTTCTTATATTTAAGTTCCTTTACTGGGTCTACTCTGATGCTTAATGTATCATATTCTGCAAGATTGTTCTTTACATATATGTAGTAGGTCTCTTTTCCAGTAGAATTTTCAATGGTTTCTTCATTCCTTATCCAGTTATCACCCTTGACCTTCTTGAAAGTGTTGATGACTACTGGGGATACTATCGTATTATAAGTATCTATTGTTTTTGTTATGACATTGGTTATCAGCCTATCTGTTTCTCTCTGACTCATAATAATCCCTCGACATTGTCATCGCCATTATAGACCACACTAACTGGAATATTGATTTCCTTCTGTGTCAGTCTTTCTCTTTGTATCCTTCTCATCTTCTCCATCTCAAACTTCTTGTCTGGCTTGCCAAGACCTAATGTTGTCTGTATTACTGGTCTTGTATCTGGATTCATCTTGTATTCAAGACTTGATACTTTCAATCCTCGGCTACCACTATCCAATAATGGATTATCCATTGTGGTTCTTACAAAATCATTAATTGCTACTGGTGGTATTCCAGCGACTGTTATGGTATAACTTCTTCTTTCTTCATAATTATTTATGTAATTAGCCCTTGCAAGATTATATGCTTCGGTATAACTCAATTCATTATTGGTTTCACTATTCATTAGTGTCTGTTCACCATATTTGAGTATCTTGTCAAGATTGCAATACCTTTGGTAGAAGTATTTCAAGGTTTCGGCATCTCTCATCACATCATATCTGCCCTTGAATATGAATAGGCTGTTATTCAATGTGTCATTGATCGGCTGGTACTGCACATTGCTTAATCCTATGATTGTTCCATCAACAAGATACCTTTTATTATTGGCATCATTCCAATGCTCCATTTCATAGAAATCAAATACTGGCTTTGTCTCACCTTCAACAATCTTATTGAACATTATGCTGTCTTGGTTTCTGAATTTGCCATATTTCATTTTAGCATGGTAATCGGTTTCATCAAGCACACTCTTAATTATGCTGTTCACACTTTTTCCACTACTTTGGTAGTTTTTAGCATTCACAGTATCTCCCTTGTATAATCCGATGCTGTAAAGGTTCATCTTATATGATGCTTCATCACTATCTTCATACAGATAATTGGTTGTGCTTTTGGTGCTTTCACCACTATCATCAACTGATGATGCTTCTGTCTTGTTCTCTGGGAACTCTGCCTTGAATGACACCCTATACAAGTAGTATTTATGTTCTTTATTGTAATCCTTTTCGGCTTCTTGTATAAACTCCAACAAGTTAAAACTATTCTCCCTTATCATCTTGTTCACCCATGATGGAAGATTGTTATTGAAACTTGGTGGAATGGTTACTGTTTTTCTAATCTTTTCCTTTTTAGTCTTGCCATCTTTGGTTTTCTTGGTGGAATATGTAGTATATGAAATCTTGTTAGTGGTTGTCGCTTTCGGTGCTTTCATGCTGAAATCGACTGTCAGTTTCTTGATTTTAGGCTTGCTTTTATGATTCCAGTTCTTGTCCTTTGTATATTGTATTTCAAGATATGCTGTGAATGGATTGCTGGTGCTGTATCCATACTTGACACTTTGCTTTGTTGATGATGTTGTACTGCCTTTTCCATAGCCACTTAATCCAGCACCTTGTATTTCACCTTTTTCTATCTGTTCAATAATCTTCTTTCTTGAACCTTCAAAATAGGATACCCCATTCTTTTGGAAGAACTTGTCAAGCCCACCAGTAATTGTAGGGTCTGTTTTACTGAAATCATCATCATATGACCTTTTAAGTGTTTTAATGGCTGATGCCTTTTTCTTTATACCCCTTGTAGCACCAAGTTCTCTATATTGTCTTATGAAGCATAATTTAGCACCATTAAGTTTAGCCTTGAAGTATTTTGCTGTCATATCCCTATATGTTCCAGCACAATCTCCACCTACTATGAAAACCCATACCTTCTTATCGCTTCCACTACAACCATACTTGTTTGGGAATGAGTGGATATTAGAACCCACTCCACAATTTTTAGCATTATGCCCAGCCTTCTTGAATGCCTTTACAAATTCATTTATTCTCTTGTTATCTTCTGACTTGTTATTGACATTATGTATGACATTTCGATTCTTATTGTTTATAATATCACTACATATATAAAAAGTATATTTAGTATTAGCCATATAATCACCTTATTAGAATGGTTTATTTGGGAATTTTGTAACATGTGCAAGATTTTTTCCTACTGTCATTCCAAGATATTTTATATAATTGCCCCAGCCTCTCGCTTCTTGCTGTGAACTTGGGTCTATATAAAAGTTCTTCTTGCCATTGAATGACTTCAATCTTAAAAATACATGACCTTCGCTTCCTCTCTTGATATGAACATATTCTATACCAGTAATACCCTTATATACAAGCATTTCTCCAAGAAGTCTTGATTTACTGCAACAGTTTCCACCATGCTTTATAACTGATTCTGGACTATAAACAAATCCAGACTTTCTTAATTGTGGCAGTTTTCCAACAGCCTTCCACATGCTCTTTACTGAACCTTCGCCAGTCTGTGCAGTTATCTTATCAGCATATGCTCTGACTTGCTTGCTTATGTAACTCATATCGCTTCTTACATTAGACACATTCACTACTGTTGTCTTGTCCACTTCTGCTTCACCAAGACCATATTTAATCCACAAATTAGGTGCATTATTGATTAATATCTCTGGGTCTTTCAATGTTTTAACATCAAGTATGACACCAGTCTGTGGTCTGTTCCCAGTATCATCATAACTGTTGTATCCATCATCTCGGTTCTTGCCATTCCTTAATATGAGATAATCATCTTTGTATATGCCTTTCATGTTTTTGAATGATGTCTTTGGTGATAATGATTTTTCATAAAACCATTGATAGCCTTTTGGGAACTGTTTCTTGAAATAAGCATCTTCAAGTATATCACTATTATCAAGTGGCAGTTCATAAATATTAGTCAAGTAATTCAGCATCTCTGCCCTATTATCATAACTTTCATAACTGTCATCAGAATATTCATACCCACTACTTGATTCATCGGTTTCTCCACCAAGCATCACCATTTCTTGCAGACAATACCTATTATCACCATCAATAAGCCTATCAGCACATGAGAGTTTCATTGTCATATCATTATCATCAACTGTCGGTACTGATATGTATCCACCGAATATCTGCACGAAATCCAAATCATCAACATCTTTCTTATAAATGTTTATCTCATCTCTGAAATCAAAAAGATACCCACTAACATTGCTTGGGTCATCTAATTCATGATTGTACCATATTGTAACAGTAGCCTCGTTTGGTGCTACATCTTCATTGATTTTAACATCAATATCTTCTATTGTCAAATCACCATCATTATATCTTGTACCAGTATAAGTATCATATTTCTTGATTATGACAGCAACAACTGCTGTGTTCTTGTTAAATTCATACTTGAACCCATACTTCTTACCCTTGATGAAAGTGTATCTCTGGCTGTGTCGGTTCATATTATTATCATCACCAGCCCATAATGTATGGGATTTCTGTTTCTGATATGCCCCATTATCAATCTTCATAAATATAGAGCCTTTGCATTTTGTGTTGTCATAATTATAATCATAATATAACAAATCCACCATGTATGTACCAGTTTCTGTACATTTATAATCAAATGTTATACTGGTTTTCTTGCTCTTGTCTGCACAATATAATATTTTAAGATTTCTCCACATTTTCGTATTCATGTTTTTTGATGACAAATCACCAGTCTTATATAATTTATCAAAATTCCTATCGAATTTTCTAATCTCCACCTTGTAGTTTTCACCATCATATCGTATATTCTTATGTGGTGGATAGTTATGGTTCTTGCCATATCCTCTTGTAACATGAACCACATTCCCTAATTCTCTTTTCATCTTATTCACTATCCATTATAAATCAGTTTTATTGTCTGGTTTGTACTATTCAAATACTCAATAGCCACATTCTCTGGCTTGTTCTCTTCATCAGCCTTCTTCAAGTAAGGATACAATACTGTTACACCTTGATTTCCATCACTATCAGTTATTTTTGGTGCTGGAAGTTTTCTCAAACTTATGCCTTCAAATGTAGGTCTTATTATTGATAATCCTACTGGGTCATTCTTACTGCTGTTGTAGTAATTGCAGTAATAGTTCTTGTCAAAATTGATTGTAATCTTGTCAAGATTATCCATTCTTGTATCTTCTGTATACATGGCATCTTCCAATCCATCATAAAGCATTATCTTGCTTATTTCAAGTCTTTTGATATTCTCATCATTGAATACTATGACAAAATCTATATACTTGACATTGTTTGGAACATCTGAAAATTTGGCTACAAGTTTTCTATCATGTGTGTTTATTGTTGTAACAACTGATGATTCCCATATTCTCGCATCATCAAGGACACCCCTTTCATCGTATCCCCTACATACTACAAGAGCATTATAATCATAACTTACACCATTAATGATAAAGTTCTTGTATTTCAGATGTACACCCTTGTTTGCTTGAATGAATCCGAAGTACCAGCCAGCCCTTACTATGCTGATGCTTATATCTTCATCTATTACTTTATTGAAAGTTCCTTCATCATTTCCAAATTCACCAACATATACCTTTATATTGGCATTAGCATCATCATCTCCTACTGCTTCATACTCATTGGTTACTTGTATCTTTATTCTTGCATCACCACTTAATCCAAGTTCATCAAAGTATATCCTATGATTCTGGCTTCCAATCCTATTTGATATGAATGCCCCATTATGTTTCAATCCATCTTCAACATAATAGTAATCAAATATGACTTCACCACTACCATGGACTATGAATGGCATGTTATAATCTCCATTCTGTGTAGGTATCATTATCGCTCTATTATTTGATGCTGTGCTTTGAATTGATGTGCCATCAATATCATATTCCACTTCTGTGGTATCTTCCCTTTCAACCATGGAAGTATTATATCTTTTTTCAACACCATAATCTTGGAACTCTGAATATGGACTGTTTATCACAAAATTAGTTATATCCATACCACTACTGATAGTATCACTACCAATAATAAAACTCATGCCATATAAATTATCAAGAACTATATCATCATCTGATAATAGTGTGCTGTTGTTTAATGTTATATTCATCTTGTCATCGATCTTTTTTAATGTCAGATGTCCTTCATTCACATTATCCAATAATTCAGCAAACTTGTAATCAATGACATGACCATTCTGGTCTTTGAATCTGATAATCTGTGTATCATCTGAATTTTGAAGATAGAAATCAAAATCTATTTCCACATCATCATATAAGAATAATGGTTCATTATCCAGTAATGGTGTTATTTCTTGCTGATTAAGTACGAAATCACCATAAGTGAAATTCAGATATTCAAGAGTCATATCATGATAATCCATTGAATTTTCATTCACTTGTGCAACACCATAATAAAGATTGTTTATTCCAGTAATCTGTCCTAAAAAATCACAATTGTCAATATTTATAGTAAACATTCCATTATCTATTTGGAAATCATCAATAGTACCATTAACATATGATATTTTTATATCCAAAGTAACATCAGTACCATCAAATTCATGAATAATATCATCAGCATTTTGATTATAATTTTTTCCAGTATAAAAATACCATTTATGATTGTCATGCTTTAAGTTTATGAAATTGATGCCATCATTATTCTGATATGCAAGACTGAATATTATGCCTTCTTCTACATCTACTTCCATATCAACATTGAAATCTTCAATTATATCATCATTAATCTTGAATAATTTACAACCATAATTATTAACTAACATATTTACCACCATCTACATATGTTGTTTGCTGTGTATGATTATCTAAAAATCTCATAACACCATTATTATAATAATCATCATCAGTTATTATAGTAGGCAATTCAAAATGATATAATGCTATATAATTAAGTATTAATGCCTTATTCAAATCATGATATGTATAGCCATTATCAATGTTTTCATTATTATTTGTCTGTATTGAAGCATTAATCTTGACACTATTAATATCTGAAACCATTACACCATTGGAATTAAGATGCTTTATTCTATAAATGTTATACAAGTCTCCAAGATTGAAATATAATGTCTCATTAGCATATTGATTACTGCAATACATTCCAATTCTGAACCATGTTGAAAACTCGAAGAAATATGCTTCTTCATAGTCATCACTATCATTAGTTTTCATGTATAATGTCATCTCGCTTGCTGATGATGAAGATGGTCTAACCACGATTTTCATGTAATAATTTTTTCCACTTTCTTCAATTCCCATACTATTAAATGAACTGAACAAGGTTTCTGTTTGAACACTATCATTGCTTGCAAAATCAAAGAACAAGAACTTGTCATCTGAATGCTCGCCATCAAATCCTATCACAAACTCGCAAGTATATGGTATCTTGGAACTTATTTTAAGATTATGCTGATAACCATCACCCATTCCACTTTGTGTTGTTCTGCTGACATAATACAGCATATTGGAATCATCATCAGCAATGAAATTAGTATCATCGGTTATCAGTAATGAATTATAATTATACAATTTCTCTATTGATACATGGTCTCTTACTGTCTTGTAATTATACAATTTATCATTATAGTATTTGACAACATTCACATCTTCTGGCATTGAACTCTCATCATAACTTATTGTTTCTTGATTAACATCATTATTGAAATGAAATCCATCAGTTATTCTTTCCATACTGTTCTGATTTCTCCATGAACTTGTTGCACTATCAATGAAGTCATGAGATAATCCGAACATTAAAAAGTTTGAAAACTTGAATATGCAAGAATCGAAACTTATATAGAATCTGAAATCATCATCAAGTGTCCAATCCAATGTTCTTAATTTATTATCATTCAAATAGAAATCCAACTTGTTATTCAAGCATATTATCTTTATTTTTCCACTTCTATCAACATTAATATCAGATAAGGTATATCCTATCTCATTATTAATGCTGTGGTCATCATTCCAGTCATCAACGAACATCAATTTAACTGAATCGCCAGTATCAGCAGTATGAATATAATCAAATTCCACATATACCCCATCATATTTGTCAAGTTCAATCATCGGTGATGCAAGACCTTCACCATCATTGCTTGTTAATGTTGTATACTCATCATTCACTATCATATCAGCAACTTCATCTGGTGTTATTGTCCAATCATAATTCTTTGTAGCATAACACCCACTATCTGAAAACAGTTCATCAATAGTGGTCTGGCTTGCATCATTGATATTGCTTATTATGTTCTCAATTTTAAGACTGAAATCCTTTGATGGCTTTTCAACAAAATCCACACTTGGAAAATTGAGAGCGATTGCTTCTCCTACTGGCTTGTCAATGATAAGGGTAGGGTGAGCATTTGATTTATAATCAATGCTCATGTTCTCGTTAATCCTATTATTAGGATTAGTATAATCTACCATTATATTATCCTCCTATATGGTATACAAATCAAAATTATCAAGACTAATATTTTGTCCTACTTGAAGTTCCTTGTCAAACTTCTGAACACTTGTATTGACATCGAATATAGCCTTGTCCACTTCTGATTCTTCTATGAGTCTCATTTCAAACTCATTATCTGTTGTTTCACAATATACTCTGTCTCTGTAATCAAGCAGTCTTATATCTTTTCCATTATGCTTGATTTCAACATATGGTCTGCCTCTCCACATTGTGAAGGTTACACCACTAAATGTTATGATTATCCTATCATCATCATAATCATTCAATGTGGTAGTATAGTCATGATTATCAATCTTCAAGGTATTTACATAATACCATTCATTATCTGCTGGGTCATATGCGAACAGTTCCACATATCCACTAATCCTATGTATGCTTATCTTGCATAATCCATTAGTCAAGTAGATAGGATTAGAGCCAGTTGATAAATCAAAAATATCAGAACCAAGTTGATTTTTCAGATTAGTTCCACCCTTGTAGAAATTGAATGGACTTCCGATATACTTGGTGTCTTTGACCTTATCATAACTGTAATAATACAATCTTCCTTCATCAGTAAGCCTTGTAAACAAGCACTTGTTATTCGGAAGTATGGTAGGGCTTACTATCATGTTGCTGTATGTCTTTATCTTGTCGCTTGTACTAATATCTTCAACAACCTTGCATTGCAACAGACCATTCAAATCATTCAAGGATATGTTAGCACCACTACCATATCTTACAACGAACCTTACATAATATTCGTTCTTCGGCAATGGAATATCCTCCACCATGATTTTAATATCTGTGGTTTTGTCATAATTGGTGTATCCGAAATCATACAAGTGAGCCTTGTCATCTCTTAATTCAAGGCTTACAAGACTTCCAAACATTGAATAATCATCTTCATCACCATTGATGATGCTTCCAGAGACAGTATCGCCATTGATGGTTATAAGTTCTTCTATTGGATTAGTTCCATCTCCACCAGTTACTTCTGCTATGAAATTTGCTGAACAGTCATAATATCCATCAAGGCTCTTCACATATATTCCAGTAAACCATCTTCCATTATCAAGATTATACTTTGATAATGTGGAATTTACCTTATCCATACATAATCCACTAATTGTCATCATCTGATTGCTGTCAAGGTTTACAATCTTCAATATATAGGTATCGCCTATATTCATTTTATCAGTAGAATCATTATCAGTTACATTGACATTGATTTCTTGATAATTGAGATTGTCAGAGCCTTCATAATAATTCATTGAGACACTTGTAGGAACAAGACCATTGTATGGATTTGCTCTAAATGACACAGTTGATGTAGATGTATTATATAACATTCCAACTTTTACTTCAATGCTTGCATTAAAAGAATTTGTTGATTTATTATTCAATACATATAATGTAAACTCACCATTTTCATTAGTGTATCCTTTGCTTACACAGTCTGATGTCATGGTTACAAATGCACCATTAATAGGTTTGCCAGTAGTTTCATCTTTTACAACACCAGTATATTCAAACAATTTATGACTGAATTTGCTATCATTGAAGTCGATTATCCTACCATTTACATAATCATAATCATCTTCAACAATAACACTTCTGCTTACAGTATTTCCAGTAATTGTTTTTTCTATCATTATGTTGCAAGGCTTTATCCTATTATTTCCACTCCATGATATATTGATATAATAATCATTATCTGATAATAATGGAAGGTTTACTATTCCATCTACACCAGTAACATCTGAATAATCATAAGTATTGAATACATTATTGCTGTCCTTGACAGTAATGTTTATATTCACTTCTGCATTCTCGAATGGCACTTCGGCATCATTATCAATATAATGCAAGTATATGTTGTCATCAACGATGAATTGTGCATCATGCAGACTATTACTGTTTCCATAATAATAACTCACATAATCCACAATCTCGCAACTGTCATAACTGGTATCGCCATTGAATGTTGCTGTAACTTTAAGATTGGTCTTATTATCATAGAATGGTAGTTTAGCCACACCATCAATATCGGTTATAATATTTCCATTGAATAATGTGTATCCAGTAATAGCATTATATACTTCAAAATTGACTACCTTGTCAGCCAATGCCAGACCATCAATATCAGTAAGGATTACCTTATATGGCTCATCTGAATAACTGTTATAATTGTTATTCTCGTTAGTCATCATAGTGTCCTTCTTGTCATTAGTCAAGGCACTAACCATATTGGTCTTTAATGCTGGTGAGTATGTTATGGTATTATCATTGACAGTTACAGTTTTTCCACCATAATAAGTGTCTATATACCAGTTGCCATTGCTTAAATTCAATGGCATGCTTGCCACACCAGTATTATCAGTCATTACTGTCCTTTCAATAAATTCCTTGTTATTATAAATCATGAACTTGACTTCTTCATTTCCAAGCCCAGTATCACCATATAACAACTTGATGTTGAATGTCTTGTTTTCTTGATTGATATTATATACAATATCATCGCTTTCTATTGATGTATTGATTTCTGATGGATTATTAATGTATATTGTCTGTTCCAAGAATGCTGGATTATAAGTCTCATCACCAAGGTATCTAACCCTAATGATTTTGCTTCCACCTACACCATATACTGGGATATAAACTTTTCCTTCATTATCGGTTATGTAATTCACACATGCACCATAATGCTCGCTGTTGTTATCCCTAATGTCAGCAACGATGCTCTTGTTAGGAAGTATCACACCATCTTCATTAGTCATCTGGACAATTATGGTATCATTAGGTTTGACACTCTTGTAATCATCAAGGTAGTTGAGAATAACAACATCTAATCCCTTGTTTACATCAATATCAATCTTGTAATCTACTGGTCTGTAAACTTCTGTCTCTTCAAATGATGCTGTTACTTTATAATCACCATTTTCAAGATTGGTTTTTATTCTGATTCTTCCATACATGTCAGTCATGTACTTCTTGCTGTCATAGTATCCATAATCGGATTCTATTGTAACATTGACAATAGCACCACTAATCAGTAAATCCCCATCAGTAGCAAGTATAAGGTCGAAGTATTCATCATCTTCTGATATGCTTGTATCACTATTAGCCCATATCTTTGTAACTATCTTGTTATTATAACTTAATGGTGTCAAGTTATTCATTAATAGGCTGTAATCACCATGTACATATTCCTTGTATACACCATTTTCAAGATACCTTGTAATCACTTTACTGAATTTGTTCAATGGCTGATTATTTGTTAAGTCATAATGCTTGAAGCCATCATAGACATGCTCCAACTGTACAGTAGGAACACCCATGGAATCGAATGTTACAAGTTGTATCGCAATATTCAAATTATTATCATAATCTTCACTTGTCAATACTGGAAGGATATTTCTCCATTTGAAATCCCAATCACCATATAATCCTACTGGCTTGTTGCTTGTAAATATGAGTTCATTATTCTGTGGCAGTTCATATTCTCCAACATACCCACTATCATCAACACCATCAATATAGATGTTCTTATAAGCACTTGGACTTAACACATCAGTAAGTTTGTCAATGAAATCATGAGTCATGCTTAAATAATATGGAACTTTAAACTTGTTTACAGCACCTTCCTTGATTATCTGGAAACTTGTATTCAAATCATGAGTCAAGTAATCAACTACTGGTTCGCATTCATAAACCATGCTGTTAATCTTTTTAATGTTATTGACTTCATATAATTCAGCCCAGCCCCTATGATTCAATGGGTCTCCATCAAGCATGTGTGGAACAAGGTTCAATGGTATAGGCTTGTCAAGTTTGGCTAATCCTTGTAATGTAGCAACTTGTGCTGGTGATAAGAATATTTTCATTCCAATATCTTCATCAATATTTCCAGTCTTGCCTTTGTATGTCCTATTCAAGTAATTATTTGAAATAAGACCATTCTTTGTTGATGCTGTATTATCTGCTTGATGAGCCTTTTCAACAGCAACAGTTCCTATGTATGCTATCGGACTCTCTACAAGAACCTTGTAATCTGTTTTTACTGGTTCAAAGAAGCAGAACCTATTTGACTTGCAGTTTATTGTGGACACACCTTCCAATCCAGTATGTATGGTTAATGGGTAATCATGGTCGAATACAACATTAGGTGTATCTATCATTATCAGATTGGATTGATTTCCAAAAATATCAAGTGTGATATTTGCTGATGCTTTTCCAACTCTGCAAACCTTTAATGGTATGTCATCATAATATTTGAATTTCTTGTATGAAATCACATCAAGATATATGGCATTATTCTGTGGTTCTATGATGTCATAATATATCCTATCATCACTAACTTCAACAACTTCCAATCCATCATCGCCATACAGATATGTAGTTCCAGTCAGTAAATCCCTATACCAGCCACCACTTACTAATGTGTATGGTGTCTGATAATCTTCATCTTGGTACATCACACCATCATGATAATATCCGAAATTCATCTCATCATATAGGAAATGTTCATAGAATATCCCTTCATAATAGTATCCATCGATCTCTGAATCTGAATAATCATTATCATCAGTTGGATTGATTGGTATCTCCAAATCAACCATAAATTCTCCATTAGGATTAGGGTCTATCCTAATTGTCTGATTAGTCAAATCAATCTGTATATCATTACTACTTACATTAAGACTGTCATTCATGATATATTCTGTACTACTCATGTTAAGCATATGATTGGAATTTATACCAGTACAGCCATCATTAGCATTCCATCTATATACAAGGTAGCCATCAGCATTATATACACCACTAATGACAAGGTTGATGTATTGTCCATCAGTATTGATGTACAAGTCATCAGATGATATTATTATTTGCTCATTGCTCATTGGGTCTACTGCTACTGCTGGCTGTGATGGTGATTTCTTATCTGCTGTAACACTCCAATTATAACTCTGGGTATCATTTCTACTATTAAGTTCAGCATATAATATATCCTTGAATGTATGCTTGCCTACTGTCTTGATTAGATAATTATGATAAAGTGTAACTTTGCTGTTTGCTGGTATCCATTTTTTCCAATAGCCCTTGTACACACCACTTGTAACTTTTGTTCCATGATTACTGCCACTAACGAATTTAGTGTTTTTCGGATTATTAACCTTGTAATAGGCATATCTTCCAGTTGAACCTTTATTTGTTATCACTATGGTGTGCTTGAATGTTCCATTTGCAGTTGTAGTATTTACAGTAGTGGCATCTTTTGAATAGATTGACAGATTATAATCTTCCTTCTCATAAAGGACTTCCATTCTTGCCCAGCCTATTGTAATCTTACTTGCATAACTGGCTTTACCCCATTTGACCTTGACTACAAGGTTCTTTAATTGCTTGCCAGTCAAGCCTTTGCAATTATACCAATTATGATACCAGCCTTTCGCTTTCTCAAATGTGGTGTTCTTTTCAGTATCTTCATATCCATAGACTTTTCCCCTTTTTGTAGGTGCTTTCACAGTCTTTATAGGCTTTGTCTTGTATGGGGCATTTTTTCCATAAACAGTACCATCATAAAATTCTATTACTGGTCTGCTTATGCTCTTTGTATCTATAATAGGCAATGATATGCAAAAACTGCAATTGACTGCCTTGTTTTTGCTTCCTATATCAACACCTATATCATAATACACATCTTTTGGTTTCTGATGTTTACTTGGAGTACAAGCAGATGCCTTTCTATCAACTATCTTCGCTACTGGAATATTAGACCATGATTTTCCAGACCCATCTTGCCTAACAGCAGTAGCATATTGTCTTTTAAAATGGCTCATTATCTAACCTCCAAATCATACATAATCATCAAGTTCTTCAAGCAATGCTCTTAATCTCTTGTTCTCTTCATTAATCACATTATAATCTATTTCTTCTTGGGTAGTGTTTACTATCCTACTGCATACATTTACTCCACAAATAACACCATTGTATGGTATTCTTATATAATTAGTGGTTTGTATCGGATTGTTTATTTTAGCATAAGCAAGCATGTAATTAGTGGTGTTGTTATATAACAATAATGCTTGTATCTGATTATCGACATTATCTCCAATTTCAACCATGGTATCAACAGTATTATCTATACTTATGACAAATCCACCATTATCAAGTCTTGTACATTTAAGTTTGATTTCTGGAACATTCTCGTTTATGTTCAATAATTCCCAGCCATCAACTTCACCAGCAAGTTTCAATGTTCCTAATACATTCTCATCAGTTATGCCATCTTTCTCCCTATATGTTATGTCATAAATATCTGATGGAACTTTACTGCATACAAGAAAACTATAACTATCCTTATCAATGTTCTTTAATGTAAACTTTGAAGGATTATTGATGTCTGTCCAAAAATTTTCATTCAATTCAAATTCAAATTCAACTTCTGTACTCATCTATAACACCCCATTATTCAGACTTACATTCAATATTGTACTCATTTTTGAAAATATCATATGATTCTTTACTGGTGTTGGATTTGTAAATCTACTATAACAGATAAGATAATCATTAGTGTCCTTTATCAAGAATCCTTTCACAGTATATTCAGTTCCTTCTGCAAGTGGAACTACTACATTGATGCACCTTGAATTTATATCAGTCAATGGGTCTATGATTTCAACACCATCTGGATTATCATACATTACAATATAAAATCCTTCTTCACCATCATTCTTGAAAATCGGATACCCATTGAAATCTTTTGTAACCAATGTAGTATCTGGATTTTTAAGAACCTTGCACCCACTAATATTTTCAAGATTGCCTTTGACTTTTCCTCGATTCACATCACCATCTTCTATCAAGTCATAAAAATCATTAGGTAATGCTTCAAAGAAAAGTATGGTGTAATCCTTTTCACCACTTGTAACATCAATACTACCACTCATCGCTTTCTGCCAAAAATATTTGCTTATGGTAGCATTAGTATTAATATCTATATCTTCAACCATTTTATCATAATCTCCTAAAAAATAATTGTTCTAAAAGTGTAAAAAAGTACCATTTCATATATATGAAACAGTACATTTACACCATTTTAATCGATTTTTTAAACACCTAATGCTGGATTTACACTCATGTTATCATAGAAAACATCTTCGGAGATTTCTCTAATCTTTTTAGCGAAATCCTTTTCTCCTATGAAAGTATTTCCAGTAATGGTGATATGTAATTCCTTCTTGTTGTTATTATTTGTTGTTGATGAACTGCTACTTGAACCTTTTCCAGCAACTCTGTTCCATCTTATCCTTTTTCCTCTGTTAGGTTCGCCAGCAACACCACCAAATGAAACACCACTTGTTCCTCTGAATACTCCATAGTTCTGGAATTGTGTCATGTCATACAGTTTTCCACCGATCAATGCACCCATATGACCTAATCCCTTCCAACTTCCATGTATCAATGAAGCATTAGTTAATCCCATATCTCTTGCTATTTCAATAATGAGTTCTGCACCATCATAGCAATTACATCTCTGACTATCCCATACTTGCTGATTTGATTTCTTACTGTTCCAATAGAACTCATATCCTCCTCTGAATCCTCTATCAGTCAGTAACTGATTAAGGTATCCTTCAAAGTTTGAATATGTTATTCTTGGTGAATTTCCATGGTCGAAATCATTAACAGTATTATTCATTCTCAATCCTATGCCATACATGCTTGGGTCTTTTATTCCCCATCTTCTTGCATAATTGAGTTGCTTATTGAGATGTTTATGTGGACTTATTCCAGCATAGCATTCACCATCTTTGCATTCTATCTTTGGATATTTCTTATAGAAATCATCAACATCAGATGTGCTTGCTGTACCATTGCTTAATTTTTTCAACAATTTTATATAATCTTCTGATGCACCAGCAACACTTGTCTTGCTGTTGAGATTATTCTTTCTTGTTGAAAATGATGGACTTCTTCTGACACTTCTGCTATGAATATTCGGACTTCCAGCAACAAGACCACTACTGAATGTTGCTGATTGTATCTGTTTATAGAATGAACTTATGCTCCTATGCAGACTGCTGAACTTTTTATATGACAAGTTCCTAATCTGTGTAGCACTATTGACAATATTTCCTCTCATGCTCTCCCATGCTCTTGTCATGCTGTTAGTTGTACTGACAGTAGTGGATTGCATGGTTTTAAGTTTTTCATCATTAGTTGTCTGCATTTGTGCCATGTTTGTTTTTGTATCATTATTCATTTGTGCAAGATAAGTTGCATTCTGCATAGCCACATTATTCATATCAGCATTAGCAGTATCACTCATTACTCCAAAGGCATTAGTTACAGTATTAGTCATGTTGCCATACTGTGTAACTGTGTTTGCTTGGGTTGCATTGTTTGATGCTACTATTTCTGCATTATTGGTTATAAGGTCGAAGCCACCTTTCGCATTAGTCATTCCATCAGCAACTGCTTGACCAGCACTTCTGGCTTTTTCTTGCAGAATAGGGATATTTTTGTCAATAAACATTCCAGCATCTTCCATTTCTGCTAAAACGGTCTTAGCACCGTCCCCCGGACTGTGTCGGTTCAATCCACTGGTTATTCCACTAATAATGGACTGTGCGACCTCGAATGCAGATGAGAAGAATGTATTATGCTGTGCATCAATAATTCTCTTAATATCAGCCATTTCATCGCTTACTGGATTTGAAGTGTTCTTTGAACCAGATTTGATACCAGATTTGATACCTCCACCAGCCTTATTACCTTTGACTCCAAATACTGTTTTAGCAACATCAAGTATGGTTGATACTTCATTCATGTTATTCTGAACAGCATCATCAGAACCTTTTGAGCCATTATCCAATCCAGTCTTTAATGAATTTCCAGCATTCTGTCCACCAATATGCAAGTCTATTCCAAGCATGCTCAAAGCACTATCAAGTGGGTCTGCAACATTAGTATTCCACCAATTTTCAATAGCATTGCTTCCTTCAATCACCCAGTTTGCTGGGTCAAGCCAGTATGTTATGGTACTGACAAGTGTTTGAAGTTCGGTTTCTATTGTCAATCGTGTTGTTTCTACTGATACTGGGTCTAATCCTAATAATGCCAAGACCATGTTCTGTCCTTGGTTTGCAAATTCCATAAACCAATTATAAGGATTAAGCCAGTACATTATAGTATCGCTAATGGATTTCAATGAAGCATCAATTACAGTTTTTGTATCTTCAATACTTACTGGGTCAAGACCTATTATATACAATATTGTATTCATTAGGCTGTTTGTTCCTTCAACAAGCCAATTGTAAGGATTAAGCCAGTATGTCAATGTTTCCATTATCTTCTGTCCAGCCACATCGCACCATGCACCTACTTGTTCGCTTAATGATTCGCCAACACTTCCCCAGTCGGTGCTTTTAATTATTCCAATAATCATGTCTGGAACTAATGTTGAAGCAAATACAAGAACATTCCATATCAATTCTAAAAACTGCAATGCTGTTGTTGAAACAAGTTCCCTATTCTCAAAGCACCATTTAAGACCATTAAGTATCCAATCCTTCAAGGCATTACCAGTCTCTTCCCCACTACCTTCTTGGAAGAGTTTAGCCAATCCATCACTTATGCCTTTCATAATGCTTTTAGCATTTTTCAAGAAATCAGTAGCCATTTTTCCAAAGTCTATTCTGCTGAACCAATTGCCTATTACTGATGGAAGATTCTTTATCCAATTATCTATTCCACCAGCCCATGCTTCTGTCCAGCCCATAGCCATTCTTGCCCAGAAGTTATCCCAGTAACCACCGATTCGTTCCATCAAGTCATCAGACTTCATCTTGTCCATGGCATTAATGACATCTTCTTGTTGTTGCTGATAATCTTGCAAGAAATGAACTTTGGTTTCAGCATCTGCACCATTATCATCAAGTGCTTTGACTAAATCTTCGGTACGAACTTTTGCAACTTTTCCAAATTCTTTCTGTGCCTTACTTAATTTAGTAATTTCTTCTTCTGCCTTTGTAAGTTTGGAATAATCATATGATGTGTTATTAAGTTTGTTAATAGCATCTATCTGTTTCTTGGTATATTTTTCAATATTATTCAGACCACTATCTCTTCTATTATCTGAATCTTTCTCAATCTTTAATGCCCTATTATAATCTTCTTCAAGTTTATTTCTTCGTTGAAGAACATCATTATATTCTTCTGTGCCTTGTTGAAGTTCGGCAAGTCTCTTGTCATATTTGTCAAGTTCTTCCCTACCATTTGATAACAAGTCATTATATTCTCCAAGATAACTGCTTAATGCCATCTGTGCCTTGATAAGACCATACATTGATACAGTTATTGCTATCAATACAGCATCAACTGCCCAGCCTACTGGGTCAAATAATAAGAATGTAGCAGTCATTAATGCTTGCTGTGCTACTGCTTTTGCAGTAGTCTTGATAGTAGACCATAAGTTCTTTATCCAAGCCTTTAATGAGAAATTGGCTATTCTTGTAGCAACAGTCTGTTTTTCTGTTGAAGCAGTAAGCAATTCATTAGCAAGTGCTTGGGATTCTGTTAATGCAACATCAGCAGTTTTAACACCATCTAATGCAGTAGTTTCACCAGTAAGCATTGCAAGTTGTTCGGCTTGCATCTGTCTTACAGCAAATTCTTCTTCACTTACTATAACACTTTCTTGGGTAACCATATTCAATGCTGTTTTTGCTACTGCTTCTGCTTCTTCTTGACTTATCTTTTCTATTGCAGTAGCATTATAAGCATCAGCAATGGCAATGGCTTGCTCTTCAACAATATTCTGTGCTTCCTTCTCTGAAACACCTAATGCTGTGGCTACATTATCTGCCAATTGAGCATCAGTTCTTCCCATTAATGCTCTTGTTGAAGCATCAAGTGCGACAGTCTCTTTGCCGAATATTGGAAGTGGTGATGATGCTCTAATACCAGCCATTCTATTTTCATACATGGCTTCTGTATTAGTCATTAAAGCAAGAGTATTAGTATCTATCTCACCAGTTTCAGTATTCAATACAGCAATTCTCTGACCAGTAGTGGCATCATAATAATCGCCCTTCATTATAAGCATAGCCATTTCCTCATCAGATGCACCAATGAGTTTTTGAATATTCGCTATTTGCTGTTTTTGTGAAAGGCTTGCATTATCCATTGCAAGTTTGTATTGTGCATAAGAATAATCAAGTTGTCTATGATTGAGAATTGTCTCTCTTGTAGCCATCAATTCTTCTTTTTGAGTAATAAGATTTGCTTGCATAGTTCCAGTAGATGATGCTATTTGTGAATCAAGTGCTTGCATGGCAACAATGTTTTCACTCAATTCAGCATTATATCCTTTGAAGGTATTCATTGCACCGATTGTTTCTGCATGATAATCCATGAGACAGCGAACACCTTCTTCATAGGTTATTGCTTGGTCTTTAAGTGCAAGATTAAGAGAACCTACACTTCTTGTTATACCATACATACCATCATCAAGACCAGTAAGTCTTGCAACAAATTCTGAACCCATTATTTTTGCAGACAGCATTTCAAATTTCATTTTACCAAATGCTGTACCAAGAACTAACAATCCACTTGCTAATGCTTGTATTGGTAATGGTGCATCACCTAATACACTAATCAAGCCACTTAATCCTTGTATCATATTAACTATTACTGGTGTGAGTCTTGTAACTACTGGTGTAAGGAAATCATCAATAGTATTACCAAGAACATTATAAGCATCATCAAGTGTGGTAACATCAGCAGTCAAATCAGACCAGCCTTTCTTCTCACCGATCTTTGCAAGAGCCTTTATCAGACTGTCCTTATCTTCAACATCGCCAGTCCAGCCATAATCTTTAAGCATCTCTTTTCCACTAACACCGATTTCTTGCAATCTCTTGAATTGTCCATCAAGTGCATCGTTTACTGCAAGGATTGATTCTTCTTGTGTCCTACCATTAATCTGCATCATGTTAGTAATATCTGCAATTACTGGTATAGCCTTTTCGGCTTCTTTTCCAGACAAGTTGTTTAATTTGGCAACTTGTGCTACTGTATATTTCAATCCTTGGGTGTTAAGTTTTCTATGAGCCTTTGTATAATTCTCTACTGATTCGGTGAGATGGTCTATCTCTTGCGAAGTCATATTGCTTGTTTTAAGCATTTGCTGTGCTTGCTGTTCAAATCTGGTTGCTTGTATACGGGCTTCTACAAATCCAAAAGCAAGTTGCTGTACAAGCATACCACCAACGAACCCAGCCATTGTTCCAACAGCATTATATCTTAATGCTGAAACTTGCATGGCATAGTTCTGCATTCTTTGAGACCTTGTAGTTGTGGTTAATAATCTGTTATAATTTCCAGTCTTGTTGGCAATCATTCCAAGATTACCACCAGTAGTATTAACAGTATTATTCCATCTGGTCATGGTGTTGTTAAGACTTCTTATCTGTTCATGAGTGATACCAAGTGTGCTTGCATTCTTGGTTAATGTAGCATTAATCTCCTTCCAAGTATTAGGTATCTGCTTGGAATTGACAAAATTCTTCTGCATTACTTGGTTATACTCTTTTGTACCCATTACAAGTCTGCCAAGTTCATCTCTTGTTTGTGCAAGATTAAGTCTGTCTTGCTGTCCGAAAGTACCCCTTTGTATCTGTCTTTGTGTATTCCTTAATGCTTGCTGATAGTTCTTCATTGCTTGGGATACATTATTTATGTTATCCTTGAAATGATAATTGGCATCGCCAGCATTCCTTATCGCTACATTATATTCTCCACTTACTCTTTTAGCAAGATTGCCTACTCTTGAATTGAATTGTGAAGTTGTTAATGTACCTTCTCTTAACTTACCTTGCAGTTTATTGAATCCTTGACTGAAATCTCTAATAGCACTTGATGCTTGTTTGCTTGTAGTTGTCAAGTTCTTAATTTGAAGATTGTTATCCTTTAATGCTGAACTTAATCTTCCATCTTTATAAGTCAATCCCCTTTTATCTGCAAAATCCTTCCAAGCCTCTGTTGCTTGGCTTACAGTAGCATTCTGTTTAAGAAGTCTCTTATGTTCTGCTTCAATGGCTTTTCCAAGGTTATCGGTTTTAAGTCTCTGTTCGCTTATGCCACTTGTCAGTTTCCTTCTTGTTCTATCGCTATTGTCATAGGCTTTGCTTAATTTATTAACAGATGCTCTTTCTTTATCATTATTTTCCCTTGATGATTTAGAATATCTGTCATTGGCTTGATTATAATTTTTAAGTTTGGTGATAACATCATCAAGAGACTTCATGGCACTTTTATTGTTTATCACCAATTTTGCTGATATTTCATAATTACTCATCATTATCGCCTACCTTAATAGTGGTTTAAAAGTATCATTCAATGAAGTGAGCATCTTTTCGTTACTATCATGTAATCCTTTCCAAAAATATCTCATTGTTGGTCTATGTCCACTATATCTTTCATATTTATGTGGATATGAATATTCTTGAACAAAAGCATAATCTTCATGTGTTTCTGGGTCATGTGCAAAAAAACCAAATTCCATTCCAACACTTTCGCCAAAGTTCAACATTCTAACTTTATCCATACTTGATAACAATAAACCTTGATGACCAGTCATTCTTTGGTCTGACATAGGAACTAATGGATACTGTATTTTCTTATATATTTCATGTGCCTTTTCAACAGCCTTTAATGAAGTGGGATTGATTTCACTACGAATCTCTTTCAATCTTGGACTGAAAGTATCGCCAGTTTTTATTAAATGAGCATACATATAATCACCTTCTAATCATTATATCCAGTTATTTCTTCAAAGAAATCAACAGCCTCTTCATCTTCTTCACCAACAAAATCATCATCTTTCTTCTTATCGCCTTCCAGTTCCTTTATTTCCATATCATGCTTTTCTTTTGATAAATGATAATATGCAAAGAACCTATCTTCTGGCATATGATATAAATCATTATATGATAATGCTGGTGTGATTTGCATTATATAAAAAGAAAGGCTATCCCAAAGGTCTATTTCCAAGGGATAGCCTATATTATCATCATAACCGAAACACTTCATCTTCTATTGCTTTTTCTATAATCTGATTTTTTACCTTGTCGATTTCTTTTTTGGATTTTCCCATCTTATATAAATTCTTGATAGTGTTTAATCCCCTAACAAGATATACTTCCAATTCATCTGCTTTGAGCATTTCGTTCGGTTCAAAGTTTTCAAAAATAGTAGCCACATATTCTCCCATTGCCATATAAATATCCTTCATATGAGCATTAGGGTCTTGGGTAATCTCTGTCAGTTTTTCAGTCATCTTTTCTAAATTTTCGTTATTCTCAAAAGCAGAATTGTTTGTAAAAATTCTTTCTTTTCCTATATATTCAATTGTAATTTTTTTAGTCATTTTAATCACATATTAATAATTTAAAACATACACCCTATTAAAATAAAAGGGTGCGAAAACAAATCAATTTAATTAGTCATCATCTTCATATAATGCTTTCTTTAAATCTTCCTTGATTATCTCTTTGATGGCATTATTGACAAAATCTTCATTTATTGTTTGATTGTTGTTAATGCTCATCAATTCGTATTTTCTAACTTGCTGATGATAACTATCGATAACAAATATTATTATCAATGCCAATAATGAAGCAATTACACCTAAAAGAATTTGGATTTCATTATGTGGGCAAGCACTAAAACCAGCAAAAATGAAATTGAAACCAAGTGCGAATAATGGCACACTTGTAGCAGATTTAATAAAGTTCTTCAACCATAAATCCTTTTTTATCGGCAAATCTTCCAATAAATCCACTCTTTCATTATTTTCCAGTTTCTGGTTTATATTTTCCTTCCAACCCATTTAATCATCTTCTACAATTGCTTCATCTTCATCAATTCTTTCAGTAATAGCCTCTTTGCTTAAAAATCCACTAATAGCACCTAATGCTACTGATGCTATTTCAATCTGATTCATTACAAGACCAGCCAATCCAAAAATGATGATTCCGACAACGATAATACGAACAGTTGTTATGTCCATATAATCACCTCCTTATAAAGGACTGATGCTGTAATAATGAATATCCCTACCATTAGTAGCATTATTCAATACTTTTGATGAAATCTGCTTCAATCCCCTTGATGGGTCTGCAACCTTATATCTATCGCCATAAGTACCCCATATGAGTATATAATGACCATAATCATTAACATATCCAGTTCCATCAGTATATCTTATTGATTTAGTCTGTACATGTGCTATAACTGGTTTGCATTGTTTCAAACTTGCAGACACACTATTGAAATTTCTCTTAATAACTTCTGCCTTGTATCCAAGACTCTTCGCACCACTAATAAGATTTGATGGACTTGTACCAATGTTATCCCTTTCAACAGTCTTGCATGCCTTCTTGCATTCCACTTCTGATTTGAAGCCATAAAGCATTTGTATAGCCATGCTTAATGAAGTCGGACAGCATGTATATTTATTGTCTTGGTAATCCATGACCAAAGGATTATTGGCAGTTGAATTAAGAGTTACATAATTAGCCAATCTACCATTCTTCAATCTATATACATTGGCATTTTCAAATATTCCATTATATTGTTTAGGAAGCAGTTTATGACTCTTCCCATCAGTATCAGTCATTGTGGCATATCTTGGATAGTATTTGTTCTTCTTGATGAACTCTCTTATCTCTTTACCTTCGTTTTCTATGACTTTCTTACTAAATCTTACCATATATAAAAACTCCAATGAATAATAATATAAATAATATTAAAAAATATTATTTATGCTGGCATTTCTTGGCAGATATGTTCGGTTACATTATCGCCAGTCTTGAATTTCAAAGCAGACTGTGTAGTGATTTTGATAATATCATTGCCTACTGTTCCTAATTCTTCACTTGCAGTAATCTCCATGCTGATGGTTTTAACATCATCACCAGATTCAGATGATTCAGCATTACTGATGCAAGCATTAGGAATATCGATTTGGAATAATAATGGAACAGTTTTTCCTTCATTCACATAAGAAGTCTGATATTTAAATCTTAATGCACCATATAATGAATTTTCGCTAACCTTATGACTGTCATCACCAGTATAGTGTCCAGTAGAGAACAGTCTCTCAATATCCTTATCCACATATCTTAAAGTCATGTTACCAGTAACTTCAAGGTTCTTGATGTCCTTGTTGGATTCTCCAAATTCAGTACCAGCACATGTTGATGCTTCAATGTTGTTGTTGATACTTACTTCTGATTCGGTGAGACAATCAATCTTGTCAGCACTCTCATCGATCGGAACAACTGCACCATCAATGTATGGCTTGAAGAATACAGATAATGCACCAGCCTTTAATGCTTTTGGAAGGTATGCTCCGAAGGTTGGTGATACTACTGAACTGTCATCTCCATAGTATGGGTAATCTGATACGAAACTGGTTTTTATAGTTGGCTTTTCTTCACTATTCATTGTGAAGGTGGTTTCATTAGCGACAGCATTCTTGTAAATCCTACAACCTTGCACATTATCATTGAAACCATGCAAGATATGTGCGACTGGCAAGTTACCATTCACATTAGGAGTCATCTCTTGCTTATAGGTGGTTTCGGTGCTGTCATCACCAGCAACTGTGGTTTCAGTCATAGTTCCAAGAGTGTAGTATATCAAATCTTCCAATCCTTGGTTCAATCTTAAATTATCAGTAATTTCTGGACTTGCTGATGCTTTTGAACGATTTTCACCAAGGTTCAAGGTTCTTCTACCAGTATGACCTTCATCAGTTTCAGTTTCAATTTCCTTATTTCCAGCAAATTCAGTAAATTTCACAAATACTGCTGGAAATGTGTTGCTGTCTTTTGTAGTTTCGCTGGTTTCATCTCTTAATCCTACACCAGCAAAATGCAAAGCATTACTTTTACTAACCATGCAATTCACCTCTATTTCTTACTTTTCTTTTTCTCTTTTTTCTCTTTCTTCTCAACCATTAATTCATAATTAGGATTGGTTTTCATGATGCTGATACATTTCTCATCAGTAGTGGAGATAATATCGCCTTTGTGTATGATGTTATCACAGTCTATATCTGCACCATTCTTTTGTTCTAAAAGCAATCCGATGTCATATATTGGACTGCCATTGTATCTGAATTTCATAATCTATCTCCTTATAATTTATTGACATCAATACTAAAATCAACTTGATAAATCATTCTCACCATATTGCCCCAGTTATAATTTGTACCATTGGTCAGTATAGTTGTTATTGTACTGCTTTTGAATGTTATATCATCTATTGATAATGCTTCTGACATGTATTCATAATCTTGATGAGTTGGAAGATTATCATTATTGATTAGTCTTGCAATATCAATCAATACTTTTTCTTCAAAATGGTATAATACATTATTATAATATTCTGGTGTTGTAGGATTTGTGAAATAGCATACAGCGAAATCGAATGAGTATTTTTCTTTTCCTACACATTTGTCATTTCCTTCATATGGTTCTATTCTGTTTCTGTAAAATCCTATGCAAGGCAATGGTGTTTTCTCATCAATCATTAGTGTTGATTGGTATATCTGGTCTTGATTGAACTCATCTAATTGTCTTATTCTATTCGTAAACCAGTCAATCATGATTTGTGTTATTGTGTCAATCTCATCATCGTATGTGCTAATCATAATTTCACTAACCTAATATTTCAACATAACTCCAACTTGTCGGTACATATATCAAGTAGCATCGCATATATACTTTTTGTGCATTTGTTCGGAAGTTCTGTGCAGTTAAAGTTAATTTATTACCTTCCAATTTGTCATTATAGATTATTCCATTTGCACCTTTTCTCATAAATAGAATATATCTATAACCAGTTGGTAATGGTGTTACTGTTACTGTTACACTTCCAGTACCACCACTTATAAGTTCTGAACTGGTATTTACTTCAATATATTGTATTTTTACAAGGTTCGTTATACTGTTGTTTAGCGAAGTAATATCACCATTTATTGAAGTAATATCATCTTCAATAGTACCAATTTCAGTATCAACATCATTACTATTGCTTAATATGACATCAGCACCATCATGCTGGTGAAATTTACCAGCATAAACAGTATTATGATTATGAGTTCTACTTGCATAAGCACTATTATGATTATGTGATGTATCAGACTTGCCATTCAAAAGAGTATTTACTTCTGACTTGTTATAATAATCCCTTAATATCTCTCTTATCTGGTCTATTGTCATATCAAGACCATTAATAGTCATTCTTATTATGCTCATCAGATTATCCTTGCCTTCGCTTGCTTTTCCGAAAGTATTAGGAACACCTATCGCATTCAACTTTTCACTTAATTCACTACCCACAGTCAATATATCAGATTTCAATAAATTATTATCCTTATCAGACATCATAAATCACCTTCGCTAATGCCTTATGCTGTTTAAGCAATAACTCATCACTATTCTTTCTTCCATGATTGTTATTATTTTTAACAGTATCAGTATATGGTATCAAGTGTGGGTGGTATCCATTTGTGAGATAAAACTTGATAAGTTCATCAGCATCAGTTTTAAGATAACTGAATCCTTTCTTCGTATTCCTTGGAGTAACTGATGCTCTCTGCCATATGTAATATGCACTCAACTTGTATATGGCTTCATACAACACCATGTCTACTGGTGTCTTGTCCATATTAATTTTGTCAAGCACATAAGCATTGCTTGCCTTGACAATATCTATCAAATCTTCATAAGTAATCATGTATTCGCTATTGAATGCACTAATTCCAGCAATCATGAAATCATCAGCATTAACAGTCAGTCTCAAACTTCTTATACTGCTGTAATGTCGAAGTCTCATGTTATTAATGTTGCCCAAATCAAATACAAGTGTGCTTAAAGTACCACCATCAACATGATTATTGTTTTTAAATGAACCTCTAATGGCATTTCCATTAACACCACTACAAATTTCAAGAGTTGCACCATTTTCATCTATATCAGATGCTGTATAAACATCAATTTCAATGGTTTTTCTATTGCTTAAATTCACAGCACCATCAAGATTATAGATTATGACATCATCAATGTTACCAAAAGAAAAAGAAATATCATTAGTTGATATATAAGAATCGTTGATTGTAGGAGTATGATTGACAAAATTGGATACTGACTCTTCATCAAAATTATCCAATTTCATTTCATTTATTGAAAAATTTTCCAAATACTTAAACACATTCTTTGTCAATTGCATTATACCCCTCCAATTTTAAACACTTATAAAGTACCTACATTATTATCATATAATAATGCCTTTGGATTGTCGATTGAAACACCAACATTCGCTTTCATACGAATAGTCCATACATCTTTCATCTCTTTTCTGTTAGGCTCTTCAAGAGTTACATTAATGTATGGAGCAAAAGCACTTGCACCTTCACCAATAGAAATATTAGGTTTGAAAGCACCTTCTTCTGTTACATAGAACATGTTACCAAGTTTCTGGTTAGTTCCTAATCCGAAGATTTCGGTATTCTGCATGGTTTTTGAACCGATGTTAAAGTTTACACCAGCATAGTTGAATGAAGTGTCTGGTGTCCAGCCTTGGATTTTAGTGTAATCATTGTTTACTACGATTTCGTTGCTGTTTAATTTCTTTCTGATGTCAGCAAGCACAGCCTTTCTTGCTACAATGTATTGCAGTTCTTGGTCTGCAATGTCATCAAGGTCGAATGCTAATCCATAATCGATAATAGCACTTGTAATGTCATCTTGGGTTACACCAGAACCTACAAGGTCTCCAATACCAGCCAAGGCATCTCCTTGTATTCCAGCCTCTGTTTTCATTGCTTCGTAGCAATCGTTTTCAAGACCAAGAGCCATCAAGTATGCAAGTTTGGAAATCCTATTCAGAGTAGTGTATACAGCAGTTGGGTCTCTCTTGATTAATTTTTCATTAACTTGAATACCATATCCGATGGAACGAATGTATCCAATTTCGGTTTGATAGAACTCATCTGCAATCATTTCAATATCTGCATTCTTGACCATTGGTCTTGGTTTGTGCATTCTGCCACTTTCGATCGCTTCATCAATGGTCATCTCATCTTTAATTTTAGTAAAAGTATCAGCATCAGTCTGCTGTGGGGTAAAGAATTTTGCCAATCTAAAACCCTTGCTTACATAATCATTGACATATCCTTGAAGGAAGTCTCTTTGGAATAAATATTCATTTAAATTTCCATGTTCGCTCATAAAATCATCTCCTTAAAATTTTATCCATTCAATACTAAACTAATAGTAAAACTTGTATGAGTTTCATCTACTGTAATTGATTCTGTTTTAGTAGTGTATCCTTCTTTTGAAACTTCTACACTAACAGTACCTTCTTCTATATCACTAAAAGTACAACCACCAAGACTACCAGTAGTTTTAGTTTCTGTACCTATTTTAACAGTAGCATTTTGAATAGGGTCTGTACCATCATTAATAGTAAAAGATATATTTCTTGTTACTGGAACAGTTTCTTCTTCATCATCAGTCGCTGGGAAATATCACACTCACACAGTAAGCATCAATGTATTTTCCACTATTAGCACTTGCACCTTCAACAGCAATCAAGGTAACATTTGATTTTCCATCTCCCTTATCCCATGATACAGTACCATCGCTATCGACAGTTACACCAATGAAATCACCAGCAACGATTGCTTGGTTGTCATCAGCCAATGGGATATGATAATTGTAACCAGCCTGAATGAATTGAATCAATGCTTGTCTTAAATCATCAGTTTCTGCAACTGGTGGAATGCCTTCTGGGTCTGCTCTGATTACAGCAATAAAGTTTCCATCATCAGAAGCCTTGTAGGTTCTGTCTTTTCCAGAAACTGGCATTAATGGCATGCCCACTTTATGTTTGATAGTTCCAGATGCTGGGGCATAAGTGGTGATTCCAGTACCATAGTTACCAATAGCATCTTCATCTTTTACAAACAATCCTTCATCAAGATATGCTTGCAGTTCCATGCACTTGTCTGGCAATGTGCAAAACATTTCTGCTCTATTTCCTTTAACCATACAAATCATCTCCTTTGTATTTATAAATTAAAAGCCTCTTTGACTTCTAAATAATTCATAGGCTCTTCTTCATGTGAACCTAAATCTACTCCCATTCCATCTCCACTTGCACCATTAGGTGGGGTTGATGGTGATGGAGCATCATCATTAATTAATGATTTTAATTCATCAATGTCTAACTTGCTGTACATTTTAACTTTGAACTCATCTTTGACACCCTTCTCATCTGCTGGAACAAGTTTATCTATGAGTTCATTCTTTTCATCGATTTTCATCTGCTTGAACTCTTCGGCAACTTTGAGAACCTTTTCATATTCTTTCTTGCCATCATCATATAATGATTTGCCTTTTTCATATTTTTCATTCAATTCATTATATTTTTCAATGCTTTTTTCAAGTTTCTTTGACATTTTTTCATTATCTGATTGAAGAGAACTGTTTTCTTCTTTCAATCTTCTATTTTCTTCTTGTAATTGACCATATAATCTACTTAAATCTTCTGTCATACTATCATCTTCATTAACATTCAATAATCTTGTTATGGTATTCTTGTCATTTGGTTTACCAGTTACACTAATGTCATTTAGAAAAACTATGCTATCAAGGTATCCATCTATCAGATTATTCCCATCAAATTTTGATGGTATAATATCTGTGCTGAATCCAGAATCGGCATTTTCTATAATATACTCATCTGGAATATTCATTTCAGCAATCAATTTTCCATCTTCAAAAAATAAGTTATTGCTCACTCCAATGACTTTGCCATCATGAGCATTCAATTCAATCTTAACATCTCCTTGTTGATTAGCAAGTTTTTCTAAAAAATCATCAGTATAGTTTATTTCCTTACCATTGTTTTTAAGAATACCAGTTGTTAATATCGGTCTCTTAATAAGCATGTAATCCCCCATCTTAAAAGTAAGGAGTTGAAGAAATGGCTAATATATTAACCATTTCATATATATTAACAACATCATTATGTTGAAAATAATCAACCCTTTTATTTATTTTGAACAGAGCCTTGCTTATTCTTGCCAGTACCTTGCAACATTATCTTTTTATGATGCTGGCTTCTATTATAAGCATTCTGTCCAAGGACACTCATTTCATGAATTTTTTCATGTGGTCTGTCTCCGATTTCAGCATCATCATTTTCATCAACATCGCCATTTTCATAATCATTATCATCATACATGGTTTCCATCTTGCCTAAATCGGATTCTATCTTATCTTCCCAATCATCGCCATACAAGTCCTTGTATTTTTCAACATTCTTCCATACTCTACCATAGTATGTTGAAAGTACAAGTTCAGTAGGAAGGTTAGGGTAATTGGTTATCACAGTAGCACCAATTTCAGATAATTCCTTCTCATTATCAATATCCATGACATACTTGAACTTGATGTGTCCGACAGCATCTGGATATTTCAATTCAAGTTCCTTGTTGAATATCTCTTCATTGATTACTGGTGCTACAAATTCTTGTATGAATTTGATGAATGTTATGAATCCAGTATCATTACTGTTTAATTGTTCTCTTGTAGTGGAACGATTACTATTATATCCATTGAATTTTGAATCTGGTGTTAATAGATTGTTTCTTATCTTTGACTGCAAGAGTTTGATAATATTATCATAATTAGGTATGTTGCTGTTACCCACTTCATTAGGTTTGATACCATAAGGGTATCCTACAACACTCTTATCACCATCAAGTTCAAAAGCATCAGTAACTTCCTTAATATCATTGCTATCCAATCCACCAGCATCAATATCTTCATTACCAAATTCAACACCAAGGAATCCACCAGCATTTCTGCAAGAACTCAACATGTACTGCAATATCTTGTTCTCCATGTATGCAAGGTCAAGACATGATTCTATGGCACTTACACCTTCACCATCTTCTTCCATGTATGGAACATAGATTATCTCATCTGGGTCGAAGTTGTATTCCTTATCTTCATAATCAGCACTTGCCAATGTATCAAATTCAAATGATTTCCAGTTACCATTTATCTTCTTGACTCTTGCTTTCTGCTTGTATCCTACGATTTCATCAGTATTAGGGTCTCTTAAATTCAGCCATTTAAACCGATCATTGTCATTACCAAGTATTCTGAACTTATATGAGCCTTCATCAAGGTATCTGTTCACATAGATGCACCCATCAACCATTGGATATTTTATAAGATTATTAGCCAGTTCTTCAAGTTTCCAGTCAAACGATTTCTCAATTATATATTCATAGGCTTCCCTATATTTCTTCTTGTCATCACAATCAATAGTCCATTCACTATTTGCTGTAACTATTATGTTCTTGATTGTAGTATTTATTGTATCATTATATTTATAAGCATAGCGAAAATTAGGTATGTTCCTATTGATTTTGAATGGAACAACTTCTGACAAGTCCTTGCTTTCTTCATTCTCATCACCATACCCCATATTAACTCTTATGCTTTCTCTTGTTGCCTTTGTTACTTCATCACCAGCAGTATTCCGAAGTTTGAACCTATCCAACAAACTCATTTTATCATCTCCTATATTCTTCTGCCTAATTTGCTAAATATTCCAGTTCCAACATTATTACTTTTAATGTTATTGACTGCTCTGAAAGTATCCATATTGATTGTATTCCTACTTCTATTAAGGAAATTAAATCCAAGACTACAAGAGTCCACAATATCATCAAAATTATCATCTGCTGGATTAAATATTTCAAATTCATGTATCAAGTCATCATTCCATGATGATGGCTTCATGGTTACCATTCCAGTCTCTATTGCAGTAGCCAATGGAAGAGCCTTGCTCTCTTTATCCTTATTACTATACACCCACCTTAATGGGTATCCAGTAAGGTATTGACTCCAATGCTGTTTAAGTGCAATTCCAGCACTTGCTGGCTGTTGCTCCATGACTTGAATAGTATCATAATCATCATTGGACATTACATTCTTTATCTTCCTTTCAACTTCACCGACAGTACCCCTAAATCTTGTAATGTTCTGTATATGAACTTCATTATTTGACAAGAGATACATCAATGCACCTACTGTATAATTTGATTTCTTTTCATTAAGTTCTTCATGAGTTGCTATATCCCATGCTCTGCATTTCTTGACAACCCTTTCACTTAACTTATGCTTTAATGTTATCATGTCTGGCTTGAAGAACATTCCACCATCAGCGATTGGGTTGTTCATGTATAAAGCATTCCACCAGTAATCGCTCATGCTTCTCTTGATTCTCAAATACTGTTCAGTAGTAAATCTTTGTGGAAAAAAAGATTCGCCTTTATCATTCAAGGCTGGGTAATTAAGCACAGTCCATTCATCTGGTTCATTATCAAGCAACCAACCAGTCAAATCATCTAATGCCCATCTTGTTTGAATAAGTATTATTGCACCATCTGGTTCAAGCCTTGTCAGTAGTGTACTCTCATACCAATCAATAATCTTTTCCTTGATTGTTGATGATTTCGCTTCTTCTGCATTCTTTATTGGGTCATCAATGATTGCAACATCTGCACCCCTACCAGTTATTGATGAACCTACACCACTTGACTTGTATCCACCAAGATGGTCTTTGATTTCAAATTCATCTTTACGATTAGTCTTATTGTTTATTCTTATGCCAAACTCATCATGCTCTTTGATATTATCCCTTACTTTCGCACCAAAACTTGATGCAAAGTTTGATTCATATGTGCTGAATATTATTCTCTTGTCTGGCTGTTTGGTTAAAAACCAACTTGGAAATAGTGTGGATACTGTAAGGCTTTTTCCACTCCTTGGTGGAAGGTTTAAAATCAGTCTGTCAAGTCTGCCTTGCTCTATGTCAGTCAAGGCTTTCATTATTTCAATCAGATGGTCTGCATAAATATACTTGGGATACATGTATTTGCAATAAGTTGGAAAATGATTTTTAGCCAATAATATATTCTTATCCATTACTATCACCTTGCTTTTCAACCAGTTTCTTGGTTAACATTTCCCAAGTATCTTCATCGGATTCTATAAGATTAACAATTTCCTTATCCTTTGCATCAAGTTCTGCTTGTCTGTTCTCTTCTTTATCTTCTCTTGCAAGCATGTTGTCAAGTTCGATAAGTCTTTTGATGTCTGATATGTTCTTGACTTCAATATCAAAAGTTCCATTCATTAATGGCTGGATTACTTGCTCCTTCATTATCTGTCTGATGGTTTCTTGGTATATGCTCCTTGCTTCTTGGTTCGCTTCAAGCCTATCTCTCTGTATTATCTGCAATTGACCCTTATCTCTGTTATCGATCTTTTCTTCCCAGTTGAAAGAGTTCTTCCATGTTGATAATGTCTGCTTATGTATTCCAGTCTCTTCTGATAATTCCTTCAATGTTCTATTTTCACCCATGTCATAATATTTTTCAAATGCTATATCATGTTTAGGCTTTTCCTTCATGGCTTCTTGCTTCTTTCTTCGTTCCATACTTCGCATTAATCTATTCTTGTTAGTGCTTGTCCTAACCTTTTCACCAGATGGCGAATATAATGCCCATAACTGGTCTCCATTCTCATCAATGCCTTTTTTAATGATTCTCCATTCATTAAGTGTCTTATGATGCAATGTATGCTCTGTATGTGTCATCATTACAAGATTGTTTATATCATTATTTGATTTATCTTCATCGATATGATGTATATCACAATCATCTGGTATTTTAATGTTATGGCATGCTTCATATCTCAATCTGTGAAGTCTTTGACCCCTATATTTTCCATCTGATATGATATAATGCCCATAACTATTAGGCAAGGCATTGCCAAATTCAGTCTTAATCATTCTCATCATCTCTATTCTTGTATTTTAGATATGTTGTCTCCCAGTCTACACGAAGCACCCTATCAAGTTTCAAGCATATTCTCCAATTATTATTTGTAATGAATTTGCTGACATATTCGCTGAAATCATATTCATCATTCATTAAAAAGCACCATACATCATAGTTTGGAAAATTCTTTGCTAAAAAATCAAAATCCTTCCTATTATTAATCAAACATGTAAAGACCACCCAATTGCAAGTCATCATTATTTCATTAATAATATCCATATCAGTATATGGAAATCCAGCACTATAAGTCTTTATGCTTACTATGACATAATCTGCAAACTTCAAAGCATTGCTGTATTTTTTAGCATTGGTTTCTATTGTTACATAGTATCCACTTTCTTTCAATTCCTTGATGAGAGTTATAAGTTCAGTCTCATCTTGTATGGTAGGTTCTCCACCAGTCAATATGACATTCTCAATATCAAATTCACTAACTATAAATAATAATTCATCAATTGTATATGTAAAACAGTTTATTCCAGTTCCAACATTTATATGATAATAATCATCATTGGCTTTACAATAATTGCATCTTCTATTGCAATTATAGAAATTAATGAAAAGCCCTTTCTTCCCAATATTGTATCCAAAATTCTGTATTCCAACATATATGCTTGTAACCTTAAACATTTTAATCATTATAACTCTTATGCTTATCCTTTTCATATCGTAAGAAGTATTTTATTCTTTTTAATATATAACTTCTGCGATATAACAATTCAACATTATCTTCATCATCTTTCAATAACTCATTTATCCTATGAAATTCATCATACAGCCTATCCAGTTTCTTCCATCTTCTGATATAATACCTTTTCTTCATCAAATCACAAAATATAACAATTGTTATATGATGATTTAAAAAAATAAGGGATTGCTCCCTTTATCTAATCATCAATTCATCTTCATTCAGTATGTGAACATCAGTATTTCCATTACACCCTATGCTTATGACTGGGAATGAACATGGATTAGGCTTTAATCCTTGAAGTTCAGCATAACTTCCTTCATATTTTAAAAAATGTCCAGTCAATACAAAATTTCTTCTCTTGTATCCATTAAAATCAATTACTGGCATTGACATGCTTTCACAGTAATGACAATGTCCATATAAAAACAAGTCAGCATCAATATGCTGTGTGGCTCTCATTACTTGTCCAAGCATCAGATGCAATTGGTTTGAAGTTTTCGTTCCATGCTGTGCATATATCTTATATTCATTTCCATTAATCAGAATCTTATGATATAATGTCGCATTATAATCACATTCAAGTTCATTAGCGATTAATTTACTAACATCAAGGTCAAATTCCTTTCTTGTTCGCATTTCATGATTTCCACTTACAGACCCTACGATATACTTCTTCAATGGCTTCAAATAGCCAAGTATCATCTCAATTTGATCATCTACACTCATTACTTGCTCATAAGCACTATTTCCTAATCTTTTCGTTGCAAGGTCTATCAAATCACCTTGAAGGTATATCATCTTTTCACTCTTGCTACCTTTGAATGTTCTAATCCAATATTCAAGCCATTCTTGATTAAAGAATTTTGAACCTATGTGAACATCACCAAGGGGATATATCTGTATCTTTTTTCTTTTTGATAATGTATATTCTTTCATGATAATCATATCCACATAATCACTATATATAATAACATCAACACTTTGTTGAAATCGTTATTCAAACACTAATCCACAGTTTCTGCAATACACATTCCCTTCTGCGATTGCAAATTCATGTTCGCCACAATCATCACAGCCTACTCTTTCAGCATAATATAATAGATTATTCAAACTATTAAGACTCTCTTTATATGCTATATTGCTGTGTGTCCTATCCAAGGACATGTCATTCATGTTCTTTCTTTTGAAATAATGTGCATTTTTTTCTTGTCTATGATATTTGTAATGCTCTCTGCAACAATACTTATGATTTGATTTTTTCGGTATGAAAATCTTCCCACAATAATTGCATTTCTTCGGAAGTTTCCAGAATGTTATATCATGCCTTTTAAGAAACTTGCTTATGGTGCTTTTTTTAACACCATAATATTCACCAATCTCTTTTAGTGTTTTTCCTTCAAGTCTCATGCTTTTGATTCTATCTATATCATACTTCATCACTTTCATCTCCTAAAAGCACTTCGCATTGATATAACAGACCATCATAATATATCTTGACTAATTTAATATCATTAAATTCATTCAAATAACTTAAAACACTCTTGTATTCATAAAACTTTTTAAATATTCTCATTTCAATTCACCTATCTTTCTTATAAATTCCTTTTTAGCATATTCATATCTATTATCATTCTTCATCTTGTCATCAAGTATGTCCTTGACAACATGTGATACTGTTTGAAAACATATGGTGTATCCACATTGATTGCATTTCTTATAATACTTGTCAGTCCATATGTTTCTTATCCTAATCAAAAAGGAATATATCTTGATTTCATGACCACACTTATCACATTTCATGATATAGTAATCAAAAAATCTTCCTTTCTGTTTAATCATTGATATTCTCCTATATATTTCTCTTTTATCTCATCATAATCTTCATTATCTGAACTGTAAAACATGTTAAAGAATAATGTGTTGTTGATTCTATCCCAGATGCTTATGCCAGCATCAGCGACACATAATATCCTATTATCTTCTCCAAGGTATATGTATTCTATGCCATAGAATATCTTTTCAAAAAACTTCCTATAATATAAGACATCATCATTATCCTTTAATCTCTTATTATATGTCTTGTTATTGTCAAGTGCGACTTTGAAGGGATTAACCAAATCAGTCATCTCCTTCAACTTCGTACTTGTCTATGTGTGGAACATAATCATCATCAAAATAGCACCCTTCACATAAGACATCTTCATCATTCGCACTAAAACCGAACCATGAACAATCATATCTTACATGGGAATAATTTTCAACTTTTGAAAAATATCCACACTTCATTTTCCCTTCTTTTATAAGTTCTATTCTACCCATAATATCACCTAAAAGAATTTATCCAATGTTTTCTGCAATGTCCTATCCTTGAAATCCATCTTGTTGATTATTTTAACTATATCATCTTCCAGCCATTTCCTATTGACATGATATAATTCTGCATCTGGCTCATGTCCTAATGGAAAAACAAGCACACCGAATGGATTGTTAGTTCCATCTGCTATGACAGCATTATGATAAAAATTCCATTCAATATCCATGTCATGCTCTCTCATGTACTGGACATTATCCCATTTATTAACAGTATTCTGTCTTGGCTTATGCTTGATTGCAAAATAATCCAATGGCTTTGTATTAAATTTACTCTTCAAGAACTCATGTGCTAATTTGCTGACATCTCTTTTGTAGTAAACATCACCACTAATCACATTATCCAAAATATAATTAGTTATATCTATATCAAACTGTGAACTTTTGGTATTATAGAATGATGCACCCTTCAATTTTCTATGTCCATCACTATAAACCTTGACATAATTATTCTTATTCACTACAAGGAATTTTGACAAGAACTCTTCATAATCAAATCTTATATAATCATTATTGAATGAAGTTATATCCTTGACTATGTCATTAACACATGATTGTGCTATCTCCAATATCTTATTGCCATCTTCAATATCGCTTATGACAAATATTGAATCTGTTTTTCCATAAACAACAGTTATCCCATATTGTGGCAGTATGTCTACAAGTGTATGAAGTATGGTTCTGCCAGCATAAGTAACTGTTGAAGCAATATTAGTTCCACCAAGAACGAACTTTGCAGTCTTTTGGCTTAATAATCCATAAACACTATTTGCTATGATTTTAACAGCAAGTTGCTCTGATTCCATTCCTTTATTTCGATACTCATTCCTTAATTCAAGCAATTCAGTAATATAACTATCTAATAATCCATGCTCCTTTGTAAATTCTGACTTGTCAATCACCAAATTATGATTTGGGTCATTATCATATACATCACTATACCCATGTTCTGGGCTTAATCTCATTTGCCTAATAAGATTAGGATATAATGATGAAAAATCCAATACATGGACATTTTCATATATTTCCAATTAATCATCTCCATTCTTGATTGAAAAACTTTCAATTGCATCATAATTTATGAAATGGTCTCCATATTCAGTTCTCACTTCCACAAAATTCATATAAAAACAAAAATCTATCTTATTCAAGTTTCTAAATATAAAATCCTTACTATGAGTTCTTATAATCAATATCTCATTATTACTATATTTGTCATAATTTAAAATCTGCATATAATCATATAATGCTGATTGTATTACTTCATTCATTTTCATATCAAGACAATTCTTTGTGTATGTAAATCCTTTGCTAATCATAATTATCAACTCCTTTTAAAATAATTAAATCCACCACCGAAATTACCCTTGTATTTCAAATCAGCCTTACTGACCATGATGTTATCTTCCCACATTCTCTTATTGAAGTAACAATCATTAAGTCTTGAATTAGCATTAAGGTGTCTGAAATCACACCATGACAACTCCCATAATGCCTTGACAAATGGAAGGATATTCATTTTTTCACTTATCGCTTTTGTAACTTCAACATCTCTTATGTTATATTCTATCAATGTATCAAAATCGCCATCATAGAATAATCTTACTGGATTGCTCTCTAATTCGATCTTTTCAATCACACCAAGTTGCTTTGCTATTGATGCTAATGAGCCACTAACAAACAACTTATTGCACATAAGCATGATGTCGATATTGCAACTCATTATAGGATTATATTCAACTTGATTTATATTCATTCTGTATCGAAGATATTCATCATCGAACTTTTTGCTATTGAATCCTATCAAACTGATTATCCTATTTTTTCTTAAATAATCAGCAACATCTTCAAGCATTCTTTTTTCGTTGCCATCATCATTAGTGAATACTTTCACATCATTATCAGCATCTATGAATACTATATTAGTCAGTACACCATCTTCTGGTTCAAGTGATGTGGTTTCAATATCATAATATACATGCTTTGGAAATTCAATTCCTCTCTTGATTATCTTGCCAAAATGCAATAATTTCATACCCAATTGATAATCATAATAAGGTATTCCTTCCTTATTGGTGTTTATCTTATATGGTATGGTTACACTTGGTGTATAATTATTATAATTCTTCTTCACATAATAATATTTTCCAGTATAAGCATCTTTGACTTTTTTCAAATAATCATCAGTAGGTTTTACTCTTTTAACTGGAATCAATGATACTTTGTCTATATATTTCTTCTTATAATTACCCTTATCATTATAATATTCCAGATAATACCTATTATCTTTGGCATTAATATTAATCATTTCTTCAACTCCTTCATATATTAAATTCCTTTTTAATATCCTTGAATGGTATCATTCCACAAACTGTGCAATATGCAACCTTCTCATATACACGAAGGCTTGGCTTCTCATCATCATGCCAATGACATTTGCACCATTTTGATTTTCCACCATCATAACTTACACCATCGAATAAATCCCTTAAATCCACAACACCATTAGTATATTTAGTAGCCTTGAACTTTGCAGATATAATGCTATTCATTTTATTCTCATATTTTATAAAATCAATACTTTTAATAAAAGCATTATAGAAGTAATCATTATTTTCCATATAATAATATGGTCTTACCTTGATTTCTTCTGTAACAAATGGTGCAAAAGCATATTCCACTCTTAACACTTCACCAGTCTTTGGGTGTACAGAACCTATCTGTCTTATATTGCTGAATAATCCATAATTAGACTTGTCCAAGGTTTCACAATCTCCAACAAGATTAATTATGAAATTAGTGAATACCTTGTTATTGAATCTTCTTGATTTTGATAATTGAAAATTCAATGGCTTCGGCAATAATATATACAGATGGTATCCCTTGTTTGTGGAATTTATTATCAAGTGCATGATATTATGCAGACTCAACAAATTTGAAGCAGTATATATATCTTTTCTTGCATTTTCTCCATCATAATCAAGTATGATGGTCTTTATTCTGGTCTTGTCATAATATTTTTCAACATAAACATTATAATGACCTTCATCATTCATCTTATCTAATCTGCATGTCAAATCATTCAATACTTTTGAATATACTTTTCCACTTTCAACATCAACAACCCTTCTCATTGTTGGCTGTTGATATAAAAGTCTATAAATCTTTCTCAATTTCGCTAAATCAACATCATTCATAATCATTTCACCTTATTTTTTCAAGACTTTTTAATTTCAGAAATATAAAATAAGAAAAGTAAAGACTTTTCTCTAAAAAGTCTTGGAAGTCTTGGAAGTCTTGGAAGTCTTGGAAGTCTTGGGAAAATATAGTTATATTAAATATAACTATGTTATTAATTATTTTTTTATTTTTTATTATTATTTATTATATTTTAATTTATTTAATTGAATAAATTAATATCTATAATATCTTTTATCTTCTTACTGTTATTAATATAAATTGGCTCATCTACATAATCAGTATCAAAAATACTCTTATCCTTGATGTTATTGACACAGCCGATAATTTTATTATTGGTTATCTTAAAATTATCACAGTTGTTTTTCATATCTCTGATTATCATGTAAATATCATCTTTGCCAAAATATTTATCCAGCAATCCGATAGTCCTATAATCAATATAATAATTAAAAACCTTTTCATCTATCCCAGTATCTTTAATATAATAAAGATTAGGCTTGTTTCTTGCATTTCTCCAATTATCATTAGGAATAATGAATACTCCAATGAACTTATTAAGCCTTTTAAGACTATCCCTAATAACTTGTTTCCGATTTTTAGTATCCTTTATGTTACCTATCAAGTTATGAACACTTCTGACATTGCTCATCTTTTCGACAATATCATTGACTGTAAAGAAACTATCATTGAACATAAAGTTTTCATCATAAAAATCAGACTTGTTAGTATCAAGTATTTCAGTAAAAGCATCATAAACATCATTATCTGAAATTGGAACATATGACAATTTCAATGATTCCAAAAGATTAATATCTTTTTCTTCAACATTAAATTCCCTATATCCGATCAATGTTGTGTAAAACAACTTATAATACATTTCAAAATCTTGATTTGACACATATATTCTGCAACCATTATCATCGAATATTATTTCCTTATTAGGCAGATTAACCAAAGCCAACATTTTAAGTATGTTGTCTTGCTTTGCAAACAATCTTCTATAAGTTTCATTCCTTTTAAATAATTCATTAAGGACATCAGTATAAGGATTAATAATCATTATATCCAATGATGCAAGAAAATCCATGTAGTCTCTTATCTGCATGAAGATTTTTTCTTCATACTCTTTCTCACTTTCAGATTTGATATTCACCCATCTGCTAAATTCTGAAAAAGCAACATCATTATCAAGGGCTGGTGTCCAGATAATTCCTCTGCTACTATCTTGACTATCAATATCTCTTTCATTAGCGACTTTGCTCATGCACATTGATGAGTGTCCTATGAGTTCGATATTGACAATATTTTCTTGTCCAAGCATCTTACTGCTTGAATAATACCCTTCGCTGTTTAAAATCTTGATTATTGATTTAACTTCTTCCATCACTTCTTCTGCAACAGATGAACCCATATCACCAAATCTGATGACCTTGTTTTTAAACATGTAAGGATTATCTATGCAAGCATTCTTGAATGATGCTGATGTTGCAAAATTCATGATTTTATAATTATGACTATGAACCATATCAAATGCTGTATCTTCAATAATGGTTTTTCCACTACCAGCAGATGCTTCTGTTATGATATTGATAGCATCTCCTCTCATGGTAGATAATATAGCCAATACAATTTTCAAGACATTGATTTCTTCATCAGCGACTCTCCATTTAGAAATTTTCATAATGATATTACTTGGCAATTCACCATTTTCCTTACAAAAAGAATAGAAATCTCTACCTTTTTCAATAATATCATTATGTTTTTGGGCATACATTTCGTTTATCTGATATGTTTGTTGATTTTTCCTTTCTTCCAAATCAGATTCTAATGATTTTATCTCTTCTAAAATCATTTCCCTATCATATTCACTCATACCCTTGAACAAATTGCTATTAGCACCAGTAGGCAGTTTGTTAATATCCTTTTTACGAAAAATGTGTGAATTGTGGATTTCTGTTGGGGCATTATCTATATCAATTGATGCCTTATATTCATTTCCGATTTCTTCTAATGAAATCTTGCATTCTTGTTCAATATTTCCATACTTTGTTTCAATAACTACTGAAATAATCTTATCCACAATCATTTTAACACCTATAAAAAGTTAAAGAATAAAAAAAATTATTCTTTAAATTGAATATCTTGGACATCAAATCCATAAGTTTCGTAACCATTACGAGAATCAATAACTCTCACTTTGACTGAAATAGCATCAATCTCCAAAGCGATTTTTTGAAGTTCAGCATAATCAACATCAAATGAGTTGTTTACTTCATCATTTGTAATGAATTTAATTAAGTTTGAAAGTGGGTTCTGTGGCTTGATTCTGATGACACCATCTTTCATTGGTTGCCAGAATGTAATAGGAAAACTGACTTTCTCTTCTTCCTTATCGTTGAAGATTGTGAATCTTGCAAATCTGCTGATGTAAGGCTCACCTTTACGATTGGTCTTTTCAGACTCAAAAATATCGGTGATTTCACAGCCATTTCCTACAAAGATGTCTCCATCGTAGTAGTCTGGTCTTTCTTCAACATAATCCATTCTTGCTATATCGAGTTCGCTGTATTCACGAGCGACACTTGCTTTTTTAATTAAATTATTAAATTCCATGTTTTTTACCTCACAAATTTTTTATTAGCCAAAATTGGCAATGCCCTTGTAAGGATTTGCACCTTAATAAACCACTATGGCAAGGGTGGCATTTTTTAATAGGTTTAGTCCTATATTGCTTACACTCCATCTTGGTGTTGATGAGACTACCTAAACTACATGGAGCATCTTAATAAGATGGGGGATTGCTTATTAAGAAAATACATCGAGATTTTGCATGAAGGACAGACACCAAAATAATAAAAACCTTCATGCAACAGTTCACACTATAATATATGTTTTTAATCATATATAAATGTTTCGTTTTAATAATGATAAGAAATGAATCTTATCATTATCTGTTATTTGGAAGAGATGTTATCAGATACAGCAAGTTCATTCCAAACAATGTCATTATGAATACGAATGCCCACCAGTAATAACCAGTAGCACCTATCATGTTTGTTATGAACATGCTGACATATATCATTCCAATCAATGGTAATAACAATACCAATATCAAGAATGCCAAGTATCCGATCATTCCAAACCCTTTAAGCAAATCAAATAATTCCATAATATCACCTATTCAAGTCTCATAAATGCTTCTATGATTTCTTGCTTGATTTCTTCATCAGCAATCAATCCAACTAAAAATTCAAATATATTATGTGCAATGAAATTTTTCATTACAGCATCACCTTTATTATAATGCTTGATTAATGTATTGATTGAATCAATACATTCCTTAACATTTGCATCTACATCTTCCATTTTATTCACCATCTTCATCGTAAACAAATTCAATTCCAGATAAATCTCCAAATGCAATAAGTTCAAGTATTGCTCTAACTTCTGCTCTTGTAGAACTTGTACTTATGGCATTATGTACTGATGGGAACTCTCTTCTATCAGAGCCAGCAAATCCTATTGCTTCATTTCCTTCATCATCATAAGCCTTGTATACATGATAACAGTATTCAAAAATACCCTTATCAACATTATTAAATGCCTTCCATTCAACAAGTTCAGTCTTTACTCCATATAAATCCTTTAAATGATAAACACCTTTCTTGTTGATTACCATTTTCTTATTGCCCTTGAAATTCAAGACATAATAAGAATTTTTTGGAATAATCTTCTTCGCTTCTTTCAGTCTTTTGACTTTTTCTTGATATTTTTCCTTATCGAACATTTAAATATCTCCATTATTCAAATATTTCATCATTAATTTTTCTCATGTGCTTGTTGCATATCTTGATAAGTTTTCTCTTCTTACCTTCTGTTAATTTAGCATCATCTTCAATCTCATGAACTATCACTTTAAGTTCTTTAAGATTCTCTGCATTTTTATGAATTTTTTCTATATACTTTAACATACTTATCAACTCCTTTTATTTTATATGTCATTTAAAAATAAATAATTATGAATTAATATAATTATTAATGATTTCTTTTTCATTTTCATTTAAATTATTAAAATTGATAATAATTTTTTCATTAACTGTGCCATCATGATGGTAAAAGGTTAATTCAAGAATATTACCAACTTTATCAATCTTTGGTATTCCTAAAATATGTAAATGGAAAATTCTATTGATAAAAGTTTCAATATCAACATCAACTTCATTTTCCTTGGCTATATATTTGTAATTAGTTATTTTCATAAATAATCAACTCCTTCTGTTTTACATATTATATTATGTTTTTCATAGTATATAAATGTTTGGGTTTTAACCCAAACTTTGTCTATATCTTTCTTTCTGTTCTTGCCTTTTACCATCATTATATCCATCAATACAGATGTAGTATCCAGTAATTCTGTCATAAACATTCAGATTTTTACTGCCACATATAGGGCAAACAGTAAGATTATCATTGATTGTGAATCCACATTCTTGGCAGAAAGTGAATACTTTACTATAAGCCCAGAATATAGTTCCAGTCTCAACAATCTTCTTGTTTAATTTCCATAATGCTTCTGCATCAGACCAGACTTCACCAAGCCATATATGCAATATGTTTCCACCACCAGTCAATGGGTGATATTTGTCAGCATTCTTGATATGGTCTACTATTGTAGATGGGTTTGAAACTGGTATATGACTGCTGTTGGTTAAGTAACAGTTCTTTTTAGTTCCTTGAACTGGGCTGTTAGGATATTTCTTCTTATTTATCAAGGCAAATCTATGTGCTGTTGATTCTGCTGGTGATGCTATTACAGACCATCGTAATCCATCTCTTCTATTGAACATTTCCTTATTCATATTCAATCTTTTAACGATGGATTCACCATCATAATCATCATCAGCATCTTCCAAAACAATTAGAGCCTCATTTAAACCACAGAATCCTATGGTATATGTGCATCTGTCAAGGTCATAAAGTGGTTTTCCAGTATCTTTGTCTTTTTGTAACAAGAAATCACTCATGTGATATTCATAAAGCACCTTTTCCACTTCACTTCTTCTAAATTTCAAAGTATCATATACTATATTGCAATAATGGTCAAGCAATGTATAGAATGGTACATGCTCTTCAACTGCTTGATGTGCAATCAATGGTAGATTTAATGTGCTGTACATAAAATTACCAGTATTCAAGCAATCATCAGCATAATTATAAGCATAATTCATTGGCAAACGAGTTCTACAACCCATTACTGTGCTTTCTTCTTTTGTGCAATTGACATAATAAATTGTAGGATTGTTTGCACCAAGTTCATGAAGCAATTTGCAATTACCTTCATATTTGTCCAAATCACCTTCTCTGATATTAAACAAGGTATTAGGGAATCTATGATATGCTCCATTGCCATCTTTCTCATCAATGACTTCACATACTGCCTTGAATATCAAATCGGCTTCTTCCTTGTAATCGGCATAAACACCTTGCTCTATGCCACCAAAAGTAACTGCTGGTTCATTAGCCAAGACTTCTGGTGTGGACAAATCCATTCCAATGGAACTGAATAATACTTGTCCACCCCTACAAACAAGAGCCATATTGCAATTGAATATGAATGCTTGAATCGCTTGCTTGATTTCCTTATAACTTCTACCCTTGGCATAAGGTGCTAATAGTGTATTAAAGTTAGCGAAGCCTTGTCCACCACTAAACACAACAGCCCCAGCCATGAATGCTTGTTGCATATGATTCAATAATACTTCCAAGGATTTCGCTGGTTTCGCTACTGAACCCATCTTACCTTTTCCATCGATTTTCAATCCATTCTTTGCGAAGAATCTTAAATCAAAATTCATGCAGTTAGGTCTTGTATTAAAGTATTCCAAATCATGATGATGCACATATCCTTCAATGTGTGCTTCACTACAATGCTTTGGCATTGTCAATAAAGCATATTCTTTGCTTATAGCATCAGAAGCATATTTCGCTATCATTTCTGGACTGTATTGAATATTAGCATTATCTCTATTTCCATTTACGAGCAGATTTTCAAAATCAGATTTTGACAATCCGAGTTTTCTACTATCTATTTCTTCATCAATATAGCCTCTTTTGATCAATTGAGCATTAACCATTGCTCTAATAGCACCAGTAGGTATTTTTTCATCTGCAATAGATGCAGTATATTGCTCTCTTAATATTCTTGCAACTGAATTAGCGATAAGATTAGCCTCTTCATCAGTTAAATCAGTTTCAGAAATCAATTTATTCTTTATCTTACTTGGTTTAAATAATTGGATTTCTCCTTCATTAGTTATTACTTGCAAATAATCACCTTTCTTCTTCCCATAAAATATATTCGATGTCATTATCAAGAATATTCTGCAAAACATCAATATCCTTGTCATCTTTGTGCAAATCAATATATAATTTGATTTTATATGGCATTACCTTGGTTACCAAATCTTCATCAAAATTGACACCAAGTTTATGCCTATTATCAAACAAGACATCGTATTTATCGATGTCAAGTCTTGTAATTTTTATATCATTCATTATAATCACCTTTATATGTTCCACTATCAGCAACAAGATAACTGACAGCAGTTGCTATTCTCTCACCTTTTTCAATGAGAACAAGATTATCAGTATTATTAATTAATAAAAACTTCAAATGTCCATTGAATCCACTATCTCCGACACAACTCATCATTGAAATGCCCATTCTCATCAGACTGCTTCTTAAATAATACAATTGCATTACATTGTCTGGTATCTTCATGACACCTTCAATGGTAGCCAAACAAGCAGTATGTGGTGAAATACCATAAACAATCTCCCCATCATGCTCTTCCAATGGAAGATAATCAAACATTCTTGGAAGATGCTTTTCGCCATTCATCATGCCGATTTCATCAAAAGCATCAACAAACCCTTCAAGTTTTTCAAGTTTAAGGTCTATGCTGTTAGGCTGATACTGCTCTTCATCAAGATTAGGATACATATCCCTTAATATCTTTTCACCTATTATCATTATCATATCTCCTATATCTTTTATCAAAAGGTTTAGGCTTTTTGCCCTTCATCTGCCAATATTCCATTCTTTCTTGAAATGTGGCTGTTCCATTTTCAACCTTATCGCATAAGGTATTAAAATAATGATTTCTCATGAACCAATCAGATTTTTTACTTGCTCTTTCATATTTATTCAGAACACTTTTATTAAAATTCATTCTATCACTTCTTCTTCATTAAGGTATTCATCAATAACTTCCTTATGATTTTTTGGAAGGACAGCATATTCCTTTTCTATAAGAAAATCCAAAAAATCATTAAGCATGTCTCTAATCATAATATCACCTAATATCTCTTAATTCCTTACCATTCATGTAAGCATCTACAATGTCATCAATATGACATTTGTCAAAGCATTTCAGTTCCTTGCATAAATATTTTGAAAAAAGAGTTAGTTCAAAAACTAACTCATCATCATTATTGGTCAATATTATCACCTTTCATTATAATATAATAGGCAGATTCTAAATTTGCATACCTATCATATCCTCTATTGTAAAATTTAAGCATTTTTTCAGCAACATTCAGAGAATGCTTGTATTCTGCAATTTCATTCTCCAAATCAGCAATTAAAAGCATGTTTTCCTTGTAATCATCATGATTTTTGACATACAAGTCTCTTTCTTCCTTGTTTTTTATACCTAAATCCTTCCAATCGGCATTCATACGAATATTAAATTCGTTTTCGATCTGTTCAAGCCCTAATTTATTGATTTCAATGGAATTTTGGGTAATATTATAATTCAAAATTTCAATTTCTTCCAATAATTTAGGAATCTTATTCTCAATATTAGTAAGTCTCTCTGAAATAGTATCTATTGTAAGTCTTTCTTCATTCATAAGTATCAACTCCTTAATCGTTTTTATCAGTTAATCCACACAATTCCTTCAATGAAAGAATTGTGCAGTCAATCCAGTCTTTTAATGCTGAATCATTTCCCACATCAGTCTCTCTTCTAGGAAATAAATCAGATAATGATTCTGGATATTCAAAATCTTCATCATCATCTAATTCTTCTTCTGCATAAAGATAATCTCTGTAATCTTCATACTCTGAAAAGAGACTTGCTACTTCGTAATCATCATAAGTACACTCTTCAAAAGTGCATTTATCATAATTGACTTCATAGTCATCGAAGTTTTCAGAAAGATTGTATTCATTGTCAAATTCATCTTTGACATAATTGACTACAACCTTTAATGCTTCGGCTGGTTCAAGCATGTCATAATAGAGAGCATCGTAATAGATGCTTAAAGCATCATATCCAAAACTGCTTTCTATCATGTCAGCATACCATTCGGACTCATCGAAGTAGTCTTCTCCATAATAATCCTTTACTGTTTTAGTATAGGATTTAGTGGATTTGTTGTATGAATAATTAGTCCAGTAAGACCATTTATGATAAGTGTTACTGAAATAAAGTCCATCTTCTTCTTCAAATGTACCTACAAGAGTTACACCAGAAGTTTCAACTATTGCCCATTTAGAGCCAGTCTCTTTATCAATTTTCTTGATAGTAGACTTGCTTGAAAGATTGATTTTATTATCAGATAAGTTATCAATAATGTAACTTGCTGTATCATTCAATCCATTATAGAGTTTTTGCTTGGTTATAGTTCCATTCATGAACAATACTGGTGTAGTTCCAGTATAATCAAGCAATTCCATATCCTTTTTATCATCAGATGCAAGGAATGGGTGTGTTTGATAGCAGTTAGTAGTTCCCCTACTTGTTATTCTGAAATGGAACACTCTATCAATGGTGGTGTTGGTTATCTTGCTTTCCATACAATTATAGAAAACTTCAAAATTAGTATAACCTTTTGAATAGTGGACTTTACCACCTTCAATCCAAGCCATGCCACAACCATCATCATTGTAGTCATATGCTTCTTTAAGTTCGTTTTTGCTTATTTTCTTACCTTTCGGTGCATAAATAATTACACACATGGTATCAACTCCTTTTTGTTTTTTTGTATTATCGCTATCCCACTAACATTGGGATTTATTAGTAATATTTGCCTCCATATTTATATTATAATATATGTTTTTACTACTATATAAAGGTTTCGATTATCTCTCATCGAAACCTTGACAAGTGCTTTCATCGCCATTGATGACTGGGTGCAACAAGCACCCACAAAAAGCACCTAAATATTGCTTGTTATTCTTGCAACCATCGCATATGCAATGATCGGAAGTTTCATTGAAATTAAAAGTATAATTCAGTCATGTTACCAACTCCTTTTGTTTTTCTCATATAATAATATATATGTTTTTACTACTATATAAATGTTTTGGTGTAAAAAATAGTAATTTAACCTACATGCTTATCGCATGTAGATTTTTTGATAATCTTCTTGACTAATTTCCTTTAAGGCTTCATCAAGAGTATCTGTAAAGATTTTAAGTATTTTCTTGTCATTGCTGTGCAAGTGTTCGCAAACAGCATTTACAAGTTGTCTGTAAAATCCGAACTGTTCGCCCATGTAATATTCATGTCTTGCCATCTTGGCAATGCTTTCAAATGAATCTTCATGAGTTCTGTTGTTGTAAAAGTCAGAAGTATGTCTGACCATGTAATCATCTTTGGACACATGCTCTTTTTTGGTGTCATATTCAAAGTGTTTTTTGTAAATTTTTTCAATAGTAAAGTTAATTTCGGTATTCATTATTTCATCTCCATGTATTTGTTTGTTAATTATATATATGTCCTTTATACTATATAAAGGTTTGGGTCATGACTACCCTTGGGGTGAAATAAGAGTAATCATGTACCCCCTTAATAGCATAACCTTCCACACTTATATATCTGTTCTTACTACTATATAAATGTTTCGGTACATATATACCCACCCTCCAACCGAACATCACCACCATGGTCTCATGCAATGATGATGCCCACTAATGACATGTAAGGATAGCACACCTTTTATATTCCCCATATGAAAATCATATGATGCTATTTCGTTACCATGTAAGGTTAGTTACCCTTTTACACTAATATATATGTTCTTCATACTATATAAAGGTTTCGGTTATCTATTGATAACCTTCAAAAACTTATTGATGAAAGCCTTGGCATTAGGGTTCAAGTAATGCTTCTTATGCTTTCTGATATTTTCAGTAATAAGTTTTTCTTCAATCATTATACTATTATCGTAATCAATATTTGTTTTTTCCTTCATAAGTTTCAACTCACTAATTATATATATGTTCTTCATACTATATAAAGGTTTCGGTTATACCTTATCCTTTTCAAGCATGGCTTCTGATTTGTAACCATCGCATACTACTATATCGCCTACAACAGATTTATCGACAATATCATAAATCATGTTGCATTCATTATTATCAAGCATGCACAAATCGCAAATCTCATCGCCATCTCTGCATAATATGGCAACCATTTTATATCATCTCCTTCTATTCGTTAATTATATATCTGTTCTTCATACTATATAAATGTTTCGGTATCAGAAGCCTATGAATCTCATCTTCTTAACACCCTTCAATCTCATTATCTTATTAACAAGACCATTCAACCTATTAACATCACCAGTATAGCATAAGACCATTGTAGTAACATAATCATTATTCTTCAAACTCAATACTTCAAAATCGTTCATATACCTTGCATGAAGATTCATGATATATGCTGATGCTTCGCTTTTCATATCAAATTCTATAAAAACATATAATGATGCTTTCGGATTCATGATATACTGGTACTCATCATAAAAATACTTGAAAAGGTATCTTACAAGTTTGCTCCTATTCTTGAAGCCAAGCAAGACACCTAACTCATTCAACCCATCAAGCAGATATTTCGGAACATTTCTGATTTGAACTATATTTACAATATCAACATCTTTCTTACTGGTGTGATAACTATTAGCATCAACTCCTTTTTTAAGTTTAATATAAATTCCTCCAAATCAAATCAAGAATGAATGGGCTTATATGATTTTCCACATAATCGATGACCTTGTCTCTGTCATCACATGTGCATTCATAATCATCTGGGTATCCATTCAATCTTAAAATTTCTCTTATTGTGCAGAAATCCCTTTTTGGATTATAATGATAATACTTTTTAGCCATATTCCGATCGATTAAACCGATACATGGTATTCTTTCATCATCACTTATATTATCCTTGATTTTCTTCCTATTTCCTTTTGGAACATCATTGGATTTATCAGCAAATTTATGCCTTCTATCATTAAGGTTTACTGAATCTTCCAAGAAATCAAGGATAGGATTGACAATATCGGAATCTGGCATACTTGATGATAATAAATCATTAGTTGCATCATAATGATTAATGAAAAGGTAATAGATTTTTTCAGCCTTTTCAACATCAATAGTATTCTTTTTAACCAAATTCATATATTTAGTCTTTAATTCTGACATTTTTCTGCCATTTAATAATGAAAATGGTGCAATGAACCTATTATCATCAATGAATGGCATGGTAAATTTTCTTGATGTTCTGCTACATACAAATACTGTTCGATTATATGGTGTAGGAAGTCCAAAATCATTAAAATAAAGACTGCCCATATATAATACATTAAATCCCTTATCAGTCAAGAACTTGTAATAATCATAATAATGTGGTGAGCCTATGAAATGATAAGGCAAATCAATAATCAATCTATCAACCATGTAATCTTCCTTATCATAAAAGAAATCATTATCAGCATTATAAATATCCTTTAATTCGCCATTTAAAACATTCATAATATCATTACTCCACATCAATTCCATGTTTTTTAAATAAATCTACAAGTTCTTCTGTCGGTAGAGAAATCAGCATGTCATGCAATATTGCAATCTTGTTCAATCTTGTAACATCATCTTCAAGGCATTCAAATGATGTGATTGTATCAAAATCATACTTATCGAATGGCTTTTCAGATAACATTCTTTCCATATCATCTTTTATCTTGATTCCCCATTGTCTAATCATATCATCAATGGTCTTAATCATATCATCATCGTTCATCTTATCAACTCCTTTTTCGTATTCATCATTCAATTTTTCATATTCATCATCTAATGTTGGATTATCCTTTAATGGACAATGTGCTTGAAGGTATTCAATAGTACAGATTTTATTCTTAATCAAATCACAACCATATAAGTTTGCAAAATGACTATAATAAGAACCATACATGCACTCATCACACTTATAATTTTTCATGTTTTTTCGCCTTCCTTGGTCTGCCTCTTTTTCTATTATATTTCTTTCTTGCTTCTAATCTTTTTACTTCTAATTCTTTTCGATTCTTTTCCCAAAATTTTTGGTCAAAATAAAAAATGGTTTTTTGATACTTATATTCTCCATTAGTTTGCAATTGCATTTGTCTTAACTGATTCCATAATTCTGGTTTATTTTTCCAAATCCAATATAATTCATCTTCTTTTTGTAAAGGACAAAGCCAGCAATTATAATGTTTATGATGTTCATAATTTCCACCGAAATCGAAACCATATTCTTGACAAAGTTTCAGAGCATCTTCATTAGTGATATTAGCATCAACAAGTGGATATTCAGCATCATATGCAGAATATAATGGTTTATCAGTTCGTTTCTCTTCATCAGAACAATAACCTATATACTGCACAATATTTTCTCTTTTTCCATATTTATTTTTGATGTAATCTCTCATTAATGCTTTTTTAATTCCAGTACACCAACGATTGATGATTGATGGGAAACCCCACCTTTGAAATCCTTTTGAGAGTTCATCAGTAGCATCTAAAACTGTTATTTTAACTCCTAATGTTTCTTCAACTTGCTTGATATGGTCTTTTGCATTATTCCATGTCCAATTACCGACATCAACATAAATTATATCATCGATTTGAGCATTAGTTTTTAAAAGGTGGATAAGCATTGCAGTTGAATCTTTTCCACCACTATAACAAACTATCTTTTTCATTCTTTTTTACCCTTACCTTTTCCATAGCATTCATTATTTTTTGGATACTTTTCCAAAAGTTCACAATATAAATCAAAATCATCTGTAAAAGGCTCATAGTGCATGACAACCTTTGCATGTGGGCATTCCATACAACTCATATATATCAACTCCTATACTAATTCTTGATTTGTATCTTCTGACAATTTTTCAAAATGTTCGCATGGTGCATCATTAGCGAAAACATCTTCAAATTTTTCAATGCTGACTTGATAATATTCAAACATCAAATCACAATGAACTATTGTCTCAACATCACTCTTATTAAAATATCTAAAAAATTCACAATCATAACATTTAGTCATTTAAATCACCTTTCTTTTTATAAGCATCTATAAGATAATCAATATAATCTCTTGCCTTATATAAATCTTCAATTCCATTCTTATAATCACAGCGACATACATACTTGATTATGTTGCCTTTCAAAAAACCTATGTATTCCAAATAAGTAAACAATCCCATTTTCATGGCTTCGATGGGTTCAAGTCCATTAACACCATAATGCTTGCTTCTTTCAGATTTATCTGTTACTTGTATTTCATAATGACCAAAATCATTATTCCTTTTCATTCTTCTTTTATTCATAATTCAACTCCTTTAAATTTCAAAATCTTCCCAAGCCACTTTATTAAAAACAGCCTTATTATTAACCCATCTTGCAAACTTCTTCTGATAAGGGTCGAACTTGTTATAAGGCATGACAAAAGGGCTAATCTTATACTTGTCCACCAAGTGCATTACCCTATACATATCTTCTTCTGGTGTACTCCAATATCCGATCAAAATATAGCACATAAGTTTGTATGGTCTGATATAATTCAGAAGCAAATCAATCTTATCATCAAGATTATCCTTCGGATTATCCCAAGCAAACTTAAACTGCTTATAATGTTTCAATTGATTAAGGGCTTCGCCTTGCTCATCATTGAATATTCTAATATCAAAGCCTTGCAAATCAATAGGCTGACCCCAATCCAATAAGGTATCAACAGATTTTTTCCAATTAGGATTAGCAAAAAAGTTATTATCCATAACCTTTATGAATCTTCCTTTTGGATTAAGATTTTTAGGTTCTACTGAATGAATATATCCTTCCTTCTGATTCACTATACAGAATGGACAATTTCTAAAACAGCCTCTGCTGAACCATATAATCGAGTATCTGCACATGGGAAATATGCTATAATCCAAATCACAATCTTCAATCTCTTTTGGAAGTCTTGATTTAATATCAAATCCAGTACCACCACAAATCATGTCATCAGTTACTGTACTCTTATCAGTAAAATCGAATATACTGAAAGTGTAAATCTTATCATAATCATCATGCTTTGACTGTTTATAAATTTCAACATCATCGCCAAGACTCTTATGATAATAACTGACTTGCATCATAGCACTATTATTGATTTTTCGTTCAAGATTATACAATCCTATTTTCATTTCATCAACTCATTATCAATTACCTACAATTGAATCTGTCCAATCGCATATTGGATTCTCTTAATCTTTCTTTTAATTGAGCCTTATCCTTTCGTAATTGATTATTTTCTTCATATAACTCATTCAACAAATCAGCAACATTATTCAATTGCTCTTCATGTAAAGATAATAAAAGGATTTGCTTTGTATCTTTTCTTTCTTTATCGACAAGAGCATAATAATCATAAATTGATTTTATAATTACGAATCGTTTCTCACTCATCAATACCACCTTTGGTATATAATGTAATAGTTCCTCTTTGCATAGTATGAAATATTACTGGTCTAAAACTATCCAATTCTTTTTGCAATTCTTTATTCTCTTTTTCAAGTTTTTCCATATTGGACATCATGGTTTTAATTGATATTTCATCTTTGCGAATGATTGATGACTGCTTAATCAGCATATTTTCCATTTCTGGCAAATCCATCATTGTAAGAATCAATATATTCTTTTCATAATCATTCAACAAATCAAGTATTTGTTCAAGGTTCAAAAATTCATTATTATTTGCTCTATCGCAAATTCTTTCTTCAAATTCATTAGTGGAAATTATAACAAATCTTTCATTATTCATAAACATCACCTACATTGTAAGAATTACTATATTCTTTTCATAATCATTTAATAAATCGACTGTCTGTTCAAGGCTTAAAAACTTATCATCAAGTTTATCATAAACTCTATTTCCATATTCATTAATCGGAACTATAATAAATCTTTCTTCATTCATTTTATCAACTCCTCTTTCTCTAATTCTAAATTCAAGACTTTGACTTCTAATTCTTTGATTTTATCATCTTTTTCCTTGCTTATTTTAGCATCAAGTTTAAATGATTCATTACAATTATTATATTTTATATCTCTTATCCTTTGCTTTAAACTTGCATTTTCTTCTTTAAGTTCTTTATTTTCATTAATTAACCAATTCAACAAATTAACAACTTCATCAATATAAAGAGTATGCTGTTTTTCATTATCAAATACCCTACCACTTGGATAATTAGTTGAAGTGGTATTATATTTTATACTGAATCGTTTCTTATTCATAAATATCAACTCCTATAAATCATTAGTAATAAACTACAATATATAATATGTTCTTCATACTATATAAAGGTTTCGATTAAGGTGCTGGTGGTGTCTGTCCATTGAAAAATGTTCAATTGCTGTGCCGAAGAGGCTCTGTTCAACAATATGCCAATAAAAAACGATTCTGTTCAGTTTTGATTATGAAAGGAGATGAAAAAATGAACACAAGGAAAATGATGCTCTCTTGGCATCATGAAACATTGAACAAATGATGTGCCGAACAAGTCAAAATGAACAATGTTTAATTTTCATGACCGAAAACTGAACAGAAAAAACATAAAAAATGATAAAAAACAGTAGTGGCATAATCAACATAATAATAGGTTAAGCATAATGTTGAATGTTAATACTGGAATAGTAAAAAAGTAATAACGATGATTTTAAGATTATAGAAAAAAGTGGATTTTTGGAAGGCGATTTTTTGGAATTTATGGTAAAAATGAAAAAATGTAAAAGTTATATTGGGGCTTAAAGGTGTGTTTTTGTTCGCCCCTATACGAACGATTTTTTTGGTAGTGGTCGATGTGCAAATGTTTTCACATCGGTCTCGATGTGAATCTTTTTTCATATCGAAAATAATTCAATTTTATTTGATTTTTATTCAAGTATATTTGATTCAAGTTTATTTTAGTTTTTTTAAAGTTTGTTTGATAAAAAAATTTTTTTATTCAAGTTTATTTTATTTGTTATAAAATATAATTGATTCAAGTATATTTTATATTTTTCAAGTTAATTTTAATAAAATTTTTGTTATTAAAGTTTATTTGATAAAAAAATCAAGCCTACTTTAATTTATTTTATGTAAAAAATATATTACATTTTTGTTTTATCATATTCAAACAATTATTGTTCGCATATATTCAAACTAAAATTGTTTTCATATTATCAAACTGTTTGTATACTATTGAACTGTTTGCATCATATAGAACTGTTTGCATATTATCAAACTGTTTGTATACTATTGAACTGTTTGCATGATATAAAATTGTTTTCATATTATCAAACTGTTTTTATGTTATTGAACTTTTTAGTTTTATTATTATCAAACTTTTTAGTTTTATTATTATCAAACTGTTTTTATGTTATTGAACTTTTTAGTTTGTATTCATTCAAACAAAATAATAAACATATGTAGATAATATTTACAAATATACTTAAATGTATATAAAAATTGTTGTTCAATATTTTTTAAAATTATTGAACAGTATACTATTTTTTAGCATATTTTATGAATATTTTCTATATGTTTAATTTATCCTTTTTTGCCTACACAGACAAAAAAAGGAATTTAAGGCTTTTATTTTTTTGATTTTTTTGCCATATTTTGCCTACTTGATATAGATTAAATCATGTCAAAATGACAAAAAAATCGTTTAATTTTATAGGTATTTTTTATATTTTGTTCAATAAATATCTAAAAAATTGAACACTTGTTCAAATACCTATTGTTATTTTTGTTAGTTTGTTCAACAGCATTTTATAACATTGTTATATTTTGCTTTTTTTGCTGTTTTTTTGACTTTTTAAAATATGATTTTTTACCAGCCTTAAAAAATGTTCAATATGTCATTTTTTTATAATTTTTTGTCATTTTTGACATTTTTTTATTATTAGAATTTTTTTAAGTCATGCTTTCCACTAGATCATCGAATCCGATTTTTAGTTTAGATTTTTTTATCTGGAATTTTTTGTCAATATTGGAATTTTTTGTCATGGATTCCAGATTCTGGATTCATTGTTGCTATGGTCTGGCTTGGTTTGCTTTCCAGATGCTGGAATTTTTTATCTGGAATTTTTTGTCTGGATTCTGAATTCCAGATGCTGGAATTTTTTGTCATTTTTGATATTTTCTTAAAAAAATTCCTGTGCGAAAGTGCTATATAAACAATTCGCATATATACAAACGAACAATAGGCTTTAAATCTGGTTTAAAGGGTATTTTGCAATATTTAATTTTTATTTTTGTAATTGTTGCACCATTGCTTAAAGGGTGTAGGGGGCTTTCATTTGAAGTCCTTTTTTGTTGTTGAACTTTCATTTTTGCCTTTTTTGGCTCGGTTTCAAGTTGGCACTTGCTTAAATTGTTAGACGCTTTTTTCGGTTTATAGCCTTCCGATGTAGTATTCCAGCCTTGCTGGTAGCATTGAAAGCCTATTTTATAGGCTGTACCATTACAGATGGACAAATAGGAATTTTATGCCGATTCCTTGTGGCTATGAACTGGCTATGATTCAATTATTGAGGTTTTTATTATGACATTATATTCAGATGATTTACTTGTAAACAGTTGTTTTTATGAAAAACTTGAAGGAATTTCAAACATGGATTATAATACTTCCGCTAGCGATTTTATGGGCTATTTGAACAGCCTTATATCTGAAATCGATGATTACCAAATAACAGTCTGTGCAAACTGTGGCTATGTATTCGCCTTTGAACTTGAAGGACAATATATCGGCGGTGAATATTTCTGTGCTGATTGTGTACCAGATTGTAACCCTATTGTTGATTATCATGCTTATACCATAAAGAATGATACAACAACAGACAATACTTTTGGAATCGAACTTGAAGTAGAATTTAACTGTGAAGATGATAGAATCAAATGTGCTAATAAGGTTGTAGAAAATGACCTTCATAACTTCTTTATTATGTCCTACGATGGAAGCCTGAACTATGGCATCGAATTTATAAGCCATGTTTGGGACTTGAAAGACATTTCAGATTTTGCTAAAAATCTTGTAGAACTGACAGACATAATAAAAGAATGTGGGGGCTTCTGTCATAACTCTTCACATTCTGGACTTCATGTTCACATAGGAAAGTCATGTATTAACTATTTAGAATCTATTAGGAACTGGGTCTATGACAGACCTTCATTATTTGCTTCACTTTCTGGAAGGCTTCCAGTCGCTGGCACTTTTGAATATGCCAGACCATTTGAAAATGGAAGGTATTCCTTCCTTAATGAGACAGAAGATACTCTTGAATTTAGACTCTGGAACAGCACTTTAAATCCAGATACAATACTCGAAAGGATTTTATTTTCCTTCTTTATGGTCATGATTTTTAACATGGATTATGGCACTATGAGTGAAAGAGAATTTTTCTTTTACTTGAAAGAATTTTCTGGCATGCCTGTCATGGATTCCAGCCTAACTGTGAACTTTTATAAATTCGCTAAAAAGTGGATTGGAAAACGATTCACAGACATAGTAGATTATATTTAAGGCTGTTTTCCAGCCTTTTAATTTTTTAATGGTGTTGCTATGAACTGGCTGTACTTGATTGTTTATTTGACTTTTTATGGAATTTTAACTTATTATGTAGTAAAAAATTGTAGGTGTTAATATGGTCGCTAAAAATTGCTTTATTTCAATTTCAAAAAATAGCCCATTGTACTGTGTACCAGTAGAAAAAAAGGGCGGTAAATGGTATGTAGAATATTTTATAGGCTCAAAAAAATATCAAGCCTTTTTACTTCCAGATATTGAACTGGAAGCCTATAAAGGCATGGTTATTAGAATTAGTCTGTTTAATTCAAAATACGAT